TCTATGGACACTCCAGAGTGAGGATGGAATCCCGCTTCAATCTGGATAAACAGAATCGCACCTGCTTTATCGATGCAGCGACCAAGGTCGGCTGTGATCTGGCGAGCATTTTTACCGGCTTCGCCACCAAGGAATACGGCGAGTGTGCAGTAATGATCGACCGTGAACCTGCCGGTGGCGGATGTGCCTGTAATGCAAAAGCGCCTTCAGCAATGGAGGTGACGGTATGAGCGAAATGATGACCACCACTTATTCCATGTGGCGGCTCTTCCGCAACTGCCGCAAGGCTTGTGAATACCGCTACCTGAGGGACCTTGTTCCTCTGGAGCGGGATCACAACCTGGCTTTCGGATCAGTCATTCACGACTGCCTTGAAATCTGGCATGGCCAGCGGAACCTCGAAAAGGTTCTCGAACACATCGATCAGGTCTATGCCAACCGGGCACAGGATGACCATCAGCTCGCGGACTGGCATCTGGCCACCGCCATGATGAGCTCATACTCGGAGCAGTATCCCGTCGAGGACTTTGACGTGGTCGCTCTGGAGAAGACCTTTGAAGGTCCCATCATCAATCCGGATACCAACGCCGCATCGAGAAGTTTTGTGCTGGCTGGCAAGGTCGACGGTCTGGTCAAGCAGGATGGGCAATACTTCCTGCTGGAGCACAAGACCGCCTCACAAATCGATGCCGGTTATCTGGAACGGCTTTGGACTGATTTTCAGATCATCATTTATGCGTGGTATCTGGAGCAGACCCTCGGCATCCGTATCTCCGGCATCATCTACAACGTGCTGGTCAAAGCCAAGCTACGCCAGAGCAAAGGTGAAACGGAAGCTGAATTTGAATCCCGCCGAGCCGAGCTGATCGCAAAATCCAAAACCGGCAAGAGCAGTGCCAAACGCAAGATGCCCGAGCAGGATGATGCCTTTCAGCAACGCCTTAAAGAGAAATATCTCGAGCCGGGCATGTTTCACCGGGAGCTGCTCTACATCTCCCGCGATCAGTTCGACGAGCTCCGCAGCGAGCTTTGGGAGCTTTCCAAAGCGATGCTGGATGCCCGTCGCCGCAACATTTTCTACCGCAATACGGCCTTCTGTTTTCAGTATGGACGCGCCTGTCCCTACTTTCCGCTGTGCCGAAGCGGTGAGAACCCCAACGTCATTGAAAACCATTATCAACGGGTGCTCCCGCACGAAGAGCTGCGGGATGGAGCAAGCGAAGACGCTGCCCCTGTTTTTTAACCCAAACCATACAAGGAGATAAATCATGCTTCCAAAAAGCAAAACCAAACCGAAAGCAACCCTGAGCGACTTGACCGCACTGGTTTATGGTCCGAGCAAAATTGGCAAAAGCACTTGGTGCTCCCATGCGGAGAACGCTCTGTTTCTCGCCACGGAACCGGGCCTGAACGCCCTCGAGGTATTCGAAGCGCCTATTACCTGCTGGGATGACCTTCTGCAGGCGTGCGCCGAAATTGCGGAAGGCAAACACGACTTCAAGACAATTGTCATTGATACGGTGGATAACGCCTATCGTATGTGTGCGGATTATGTCTGCAAGAAGTTCAAGATCGAGCATGAGTCCGACCTTGGCTACGGCAAAGGCTACGCCCTCATCAACAATGAGTTTCAGCGTGTTCTCAACAAACTGGCGTTTCTGCCTTACGGACTGATCCTCATTTCCCATTCCCATGAGCGTGACATCGAGACACGCACCGGGAAGCACACTCGCATTGTGCCGACCCTGCCGGACAAGGCCCGCAAGCTGGTCACCGGTCTGGTGGACCTAATCCTGTTCTGTGATCTGGACATGAAAACCGGTGACGATGGCAAGCCCATGTATCAGCGGGTGATGCGCACCAAGCCAAGCCCCAATTACGACGCCGGAGATCGAACCGGCCGACTTCCGGAGATGATCTCTCTGGATTTCCCGACCTTCCTGAAAGCTTTCAATCAAACGGCTGCCGGTTCAGCGGTGAGTGCCGCCCGGACTAAGTCGGAGCCAGCCACAACGGCTAAACCTCAAAATAAGGAGTAATGACAATGAGTTGGAATAACGATGACACCATGGACCTCGCGCAGTTCGACGATGATTTTGTCACTGCAGATGTTGAAGAAAAGGACTTTGAAGCTGTTCCCGACGGGAAATATCAGGTCAAGGTCGATCGCGTGGAACTGACCCGCTCGGAAACTTCCGGCAATCCCATGCTCAAGTGGGCGCTGAAGATTCTGGGTCCCACCCATAAAGGCCGTCTGCTCTGGCGTAACAACGTCATTGCCAGCAAGGACAATGTGAAATGGCTCAAGCAGGATCTCTATACCTGCGGCCTGCAGATGGACAAGCTCTCTGACCTTCCGGGCAAACTGGAAACCCTTCTGGATGTCGGGCTCGAGGTGACCAAGCGCACGAAAAACGAATTCGACAACATCTACTTCAACCGCCGGATTGTGCTTTCGGATGAAGATGCCGCAGCACCGTCGGCCGGTCACGATGTAGACGACATGATTCCGTTTTGAGGATGGGCATGGTTACCGTTGTCGTTGATACCCGGGAACAGGAGCCTTACGGATTTGATTCGGAATCTATTGCGTCAATCCGCAAGGCCCTCCCGGCGGGAGATTACTCCATCAAGGGATTTGAGACCCGGGTGGCGGTGGAAAGGAAGTCCATGGCGGATTTTGTTTCCACTGTCATCCGAGGCCGAAAGCGTTTTCACAAGGAGCTGGAAAAGCTCCGGGATTATGATGCGGCCTGTGTCGTTGTTGAAGCCAATTACCGGGATGTTCTCGGTGCCTGCTACCAAAGCGACGCCCATCCAAACGCCCTTATAGGAACCATTGCCTCCATCATCATCGACTTCGGTGTGCCCGTTTATTTCTGTTCAGACCGTCAGGCAGCCTGCCGGTTTGTTGAAGAGTTTTTAATGCGCTTTCACCGGAGGTTCGCTCAATGCCAAGAAAAACAAACTCCCCGGCAAAACTCCGGGGAAGAATAGAGAGAGTTTATTATGCCGGGCCAAAGTTTTCAGCAGGCCGTTTGCTCACCGCCACCGGAGAGGAAATCCAGTTTGCCGGAAACCTGTTTGCCCGTGAAAACCAGCCCGTGGTCCTTTTGGGGACGTGGGCCACCCATCCGAAATATGGTCGTCAGTTCAAGGTCGATGCCATGGAGCACGATCTCGATCTGAACCCGGAAGGATTGATTCACTATCTTGCCAATCACCCGGATATCAAAGGGATTGGTCCTGCCAAAGCCCGCCTTATCGTTGAAGAGTTCGGCGATTCATTCGAGGAGACTCTGATTGAATCACCGGAGCTTATTGCTTCAAAAGCCAGAGTCTCCCTCGAATCCGTGGGCCGTCTGAAGGATGAGTGGTGCAAAAACCGCAGTGTCAATGCCGTTCTGGCTTGGCTCTCAGCCTTTGGATTGACCCACCATCAGGTGACCACACTGGTTGACAAACTGGGTGGGAGCTGCCTGGAGATTCTTAAAGCCGACCCCTACATTCTCATTCGGGAACTGCGTGGGTTCGGCTTCAAGAAAGTCGACAAGATTGCCCGCAAGCTCGGCACACCAAAAGACCACACGCCACGAATCCGTGCGGGCATTCAGTATTGCATGCATGAAGCGCTGGATCAGGGAAACTGCTGGGTCGAATACGAGGATCTGATTGATCAGGCCAACCTGCTGCTGGTGATGGATAATCTCGACAGCCGTATTCGAATTGAAACGGCGCTGGATAATCTTATCAGTGAAAGACGGCTCTCCTGTGAGTCACACGCGGGACGTTTTCTGGTGGCGCTTTCCGATATCCTGAAAATGGAACAGGACATCGCCGCCATTTTCACCAAGGCGGATGCATCCAACCCTCATTTCAAATCGACCCGCAACCTGCAGAAGCTGATTCTGCGTCAGGCGGAAACGCTCAACGAAAAGCAGCTCGAAGCGGTTCACTCCGCTTTGCAGCATTCCATCAGCCTGATCTCCGGTGGAGCCGGATCGGGTAAGAGCTATACGGTTTCGGTCATCAACGCGGTATGTGAAGAGTGCGATCTGGAGGTGGTTTTATCCGCGCCGACAGGCAAAGCGGCCAAGAGACTCGAGGAAGTGAGCGGTCGCACCGGAACCACCATCCATCGCCTGCTTGGCTATGACGGCAAGTCCTTTTCCAAGGACAGCAATAATCCCATCGATGCCGACATGCTGATCATCGATGAATTTTCCATGGTGGATGTTCCGTTGGCGTGGCACCTTTTCAATGCGGTCGACTTTGCCAGAACGGCTATTGTCATTGTGGGAGACCACAACCAGCTGCCACCGGTCGGTCCGGGAAATATCCTTCGGGATCTGATTCACTCAAATGCCATCCCCACGGTCATTCTGGATAAGGTGGTTAGGCAGGCCGGTGTCCTGAAGGAAAACAGCACCGCCATCCTCAAAGGAGAAGTCAGAAAGACCAGCGAGGCAAGCACACAGGGATGCCGGGACTGGTATCTGGCAGATCAGTTCACCGACCCGGGTGCCGCCCGCAATTTCCTGCTGGACCTCTTTGACAAACGATTGGATGCCCTTGGCTTTGATCTGATCAAGGACGTGCAGGTGTTGACTCCGACGCACAAGGGGCCGCTGGGAACCAAATCACTCAATGAAGACCTGCAGCGGCTTATCCAGAAGCGCCTCTGGAATGTGAATGTTCCGGAAACACAACCCGGCCGCCGGTCGCCATTTTTGAAACACGACAAGGTCATTCAGACCCGCAACAACTATGACCTGAACGTAATGAACGGTGCCATTGGTCATGTGATCGATGTGCTGCCCAACGGCACGCTGTTGATTGATTTCGAGGGTGTGGCGGTTGAGATTGAAAAAGGCTCACCGAACCTTCAGGACATCCAGCTGGCCTATACGCTGACAATCCACAAAACCCAGGGATCGGAATTTCCCTGCGCTGTCGTGGTGGTCCATAAGGCGCATTCCTTCATGCATCACCGCAACCTGCTGTACACCGGTGTTACCCGTGCCCGCAAGACGGCGATTGTGCTGGGTGACCGCTGGGGCATCCGCAATTGCGCCAAGAAATGTCAGGTGGATGACCGCAAGACCTTTCTCTCCATTCTCTTGAACAATGTGAATTGCCCTGAAAAGCAGTCAGCTTGTGCGGGGGCATTATGAGCGTGGGCGGTTCAGATAATGTCAGAGAATACTATCGCCTGATAACCGAGCTCGATATCGGTGATGTGGCAAGGGATCTTCTGGCCGGAAGAATCACACAGGAATCCCGGCAGCGTCTCCAGTGCGATTGTCCACACCATCAGAGTCAGTCCCGTCGCTCGCTTCATGTGATGCTCGACAAACAGGGCTGGTATTGTTTCGGCTGCGGTGTGGGCGGAGATGTCCTGCAGCTCGTCGAGTTTGTTCAATCGGGCACGGTTACCGCCGGGCAATCCGGTCCCATGCCTGATAGCCATCGACAGGCCCGAGACTTCCTCGCCGGAAAAGCCGGAATGCCGCCGTTGTCGCGCTACGGCCTCACTCAGGAACGTTTGGAACAGACGGAAAATGATCGCTCGTTTGAGATCCGAGTCAAAGATGCCCTGACCGAGCTGGCCCGCTATTATCACCAGCGGCTCAAGGAAAATCAGGAGGCGCTGACCTGGCTGAAAGAAAAGTACGCCATCAGTGATGAGACCATAAACGACCTGTTGATCGGTTTTGCTGACAATGAGTCCGGTGTCATTGCTGCCCTGCGCTCCGGCGATCATAGGTTCAGCAAACGGGAGCTTTCCGCTACAGGAGCCTTTCGCCCGACCAGTCAGGATGGATTGAATCCTTTTTTTGAAAAACGCATCATCTTTCCATACTGGAGCCGTGGCCGTGTGGTGTTCATGATCGGCCGCAAGACACCATGGACACCGGATGCCAACTGGGAACAGGGAAAGTACAAGAAACTGCCAGTTCACGATGAGCATCAGCGTCCTTATGTTGCCCGATTCATCAACAATGCGGTTCTGTTCAATGAGGACTGCCTGCTGGGCAAGCCCGATCACATTATCATTACCGAAGGCGTGACAGATTGCATCGCTCTGATGCAGCAGGGATTTCCCGCGCTCTCTCCTGTGACGGTACGAATCAGAGCTGCAGACTGGGAGCGTCTGGTCCCGAAGATGCGCGGACTCAAGACTGTCTATATCTGTCAGGATAATGAAATCTCGGAGGCCGGGCTTAAGGGAGCCTTGCAGACTGCTCGCACGCTGGCCGAACACAAGATTGATACGAAGCTGGTTACTATTCCACTGAATGAGCCCCAGCAGCAGGCACGACAGGAACTGCAGGAACGGTTCAATCTGACGGCAGCCGTTGGTCCCCGGGAACTGGCCAAATTACTCGAAGGCCACTCAGACGAGGATATCCGGGAGGCAGAAACGCTGCTGGCCAACGCCAAGATCGATGTGAACGATTTCTTTGCATCCGGCAATGGTAAGGCTGAATTTGAGACGCTGCTTTCTGCGGCCTGTACGCCGGTGGAGTTCGGCATTCAAAGTCTGCCCGAGGATGCCCCGGAGGAAGAGAGAAACCGCCAGCTCGAGCCGGTTCTGGCCGAAATTTCGGCTCATTCACCGCTAGAGCAAAGCCGTCTATTGAAACTGGTTCAGGAGCGGCTGGGTAAAGCGGTTTCAATGGCGACCCTCAAGGAACAGGTGCGATCTGTTCAGCAGAACCGACGGGACAACGCCAAAAAGGAAAAGAAGAAAGCCAAACGTCTCAGCGGATCACCGCCCGGTTCCTGTCGCGCCCGGGTCGATGAAGTGCTGATCGATACGGAGCTGGAAAACGGTGCTCCGGATTATACCGCCGCAGCCGAAGCGGCCTATGACTGGTTTACCGCCAACGGTGCCCAGTTTTTTCACACCCAGACCGGCGAGCCGTTTATGTATTTCGACAACTCCATCTACTGGATGGATTCACCCGATCGCGGCCGCAAAAGACAGTATGCAGCCATGCTCTACAAGCACACCGGCATGGTTCCGACATCCAACGGCGGCCGCACCTTTTTCGAGGTATTGCCGAGTCTGGCGGTGATTCGCGGTCAGGTCCGCGACCATTTCTCGTGGCTGCACACGGATATTTCTAATTTTACGGTCTACTTCAACCTGAACAATCAGGATCATGAGATTGCCCGAATCACACCCGACGGCATCGAGATCCTGAAAAATGGTGGGAACGCCGACGGAATCATTCTCGACGGTTCCCGCAAGATGAAGCCGTTGAAGTTTCTGAAAGACGCCGCACCGGAGGAAGCCGACAAGCTGCTGGTCGATCTCCTGATCAACAATATGACCTGTTCGCAGGGTGACCGCTTTCTGATTCTGTCCTGGCTGACCTGTTTTCTGCTGATCGATTTTTCCGGAACCCGACCCATGACCCGTTTTGAAGGTTCGGCCGGTTCGGGTAAGACCACGGCCAGCAAGCTGATTTCGGCGCTGCTTTACGGTGAGCCCCAGCATAAGAAAGCCACCGATGCGGCCAACTATACAGATGGTTCCCAGAATCCGCTTATCGTCCTCGATAACATCGAGGTCAAGCAGATGACCGAGGACCTGACCACCTTCATGCTGACCAGCATCACCGGCATTGCAAAGGAGAAACGCAAGAGCGGTACCGACAGCGAGACCGTGACCGAGCGGACCAAGTGCCTGCTCAATACCACCGGCATCGAGCCGTTGTGCGGAGAGCTGTCCGAAATCCAGTCCCGCAGCTTTGTGATCAATTTTGATATCGGTAATCAGGGCAACGACTGCTTCATCGAGTCGGATGTTATTGCCGCTCTTCAACGCAACCGGGATCTGATTATTTCCGCTCTGATGAAACGGACCAGCGAGGTGCTGGCCATGATGAAAGACGGGATGCGGACACAGGCCATGAAGCTATTGCACGAGGCCCTTGGCAACCATGACAAACGGCGCTGTAACGAATATCTCAGTCTGATGTATCTGATGCTGCTGGCCGGATCATCTCAGGATCAGATCGAACAGGGAATGTCGACTCTGGCTCCAGCCTTCAAGCAGCAGATCCAGACCATCAACCAGACCAGTCGTGAAACGGCACGGGATTCCAATCACACCGCCACGGCTCTCTCGACATTGTTCAAGGCATGGCGAACAGCCGTGGAAGCCGATCGGAAAGATATGTACAACGATCGCCGGGTGGACCACATTCAGGAGTTCGTTGCCCGCTATCAGGTGCAGCTTGAAGAAGACGGCTGCCTCAAGGAGGTCTTGTCCCGGGAGCTGTTCGTGGCGCTCAAACGTGTGGCCAGAGATTTCGGTCTGCGCTTTGAAATGGATTCATCGAGGCAGTTTGCCCAGCGCTTTGCCAACGACCTTGAAACCATCCGCGAGGCCGGATTCGATGTTGTCATCAGCCAGAAACGATACGGAACCAAGCTCTATACCATCCAAACATTCGAATAGACTTCGCCCTTCATACTTTCACCCAGTCAGGCCCGTGGATTCACCTCTGCGGGCTTTTTGTTTATATCCCCGGCAGATTCTGGCGAAACTGTTATCCCGCTCGTAAAACGATTAGAAACCGGCATCTGGCTGGTAAAATCGTTACAAAGACCGCCGGTGTAGAAAGACCTTTCTACAATGTAGAATGTCTAGAGAGCACCTTTCTACAGCGCAAGTCGCTGTTATTTATAGCGTTACGAGGCAAGCGTAGAAAGTGTAGAAAGGTTTCAGAGGTTACTCCCCCTTACTGTTCATTTTTTTCAAATCATGGGATGAAGGCATGCCTGAAAAAAAGGGGCTATGCGTGAGTAATATTTCTATACCTTTCTACACTTTCTACAAAAATATATATAACTAACTGCTATTACTACTGTTAAGAGATGTAGAAAGGGGGTGTAGAAAGGTCCCTGAGCGTAGAAACCCCTTTCTACGCTTTCTACCATCCGACACTCAGGCTCCGGCTCCGGTAAGTAAGGGGAAGAAAAATAAACCCGAACTTCCGGAGGTCACCCATGAGCCTTTTACAAACCATGCTCACGCATCTCGATTCCCCTGAGTGTGAGCCTTCCGAACAAGCTCCGCAGCCAATTGAAAACGACAGCAGCGCACCGGAGCCTGATATTTTTGTATCCACCGATCTGGATACCGCACAATTCGAGTGGGCCGTCACGTCCGCCAGCGACGTGGAATACAATGGCAAAATCTATCGACGTCTCGAGCCGGAGTATTTCGCATGGCTCCGGTCACGCATGCTGGCAGCCCAGTCCGCATTCAAAGCCGGTAAGCTTCCCGAATCAACATGGGAAAGCCTGAAAAACAGATTCAACCCGCTTCAGGAATACGCGGTTCATAAATTCGGCAAGGAAGATTTACAACAGGCATCCCGCCAGTTCAGCCCACAGAATTACCAAGCTCCCCGCCATGTTCCGGTAAAACCCGAGAAACCTGCAGAACCTCCCAAGAACAACTGGATTTATCCGCCAAACGAAGCTTGGAATTGTATAGAGCAAGTCAGCTCCGACGCATTGGCCAAGGTTGATGCCATCAAGGAGGAAGCTATGTCCCGGAAATGGTCTGAATCCAGGTTATACCAGAATCAGGGACGATACCGCTTCCCCTGCGGTCAGGATTACGGGCTGGTCTGCTTTGTAGGCGGTGACCGGAAGATCGGTGCCGTGACGGAAAGATATATCGAAATCATCCACAGCCCGGATACACCGCGTCCCAGCACGCTCAGGTTTCACAACCCGGATGTTCCGCAGCCGTGGTTGAAGAAAGTGGAGAGTAACCATGAGCATTAAGAAATACGCCAATGCCGAACACATCCTCCCGAGAGAGCTGCTCAAGGAGGTACAGAAGCATCATTCAGGCATTCTTTGGATTCCGGCTCCGGGCAGTTTTTACAAGGAACGCAGGCAGCTGGTCATTGCCCTGAAAAGTCAGGGAATCGAAACCGATGAAATTGCCAGCCTCGCCGGTATCACACGTCGCCGGGTCAACCAGATCCTCGCGGACCACAGAAAAGAAACCGATGCCCGACAGGTTGAGGACTCTTCCGGTATGTAAGGCTTGAGGTGCGGGAAAACGGGCTAAATCTGCCTTCCGCCCCGAACCCCGACTTTTGGAAACGGAAATAGATAAACCGGAGATAGCTTTGGGCATCACGAAAAAAGACGAGCAGAATTTGGATCGCTGGCACCGGAATGAGGGCCTGACGGACCATGAGCAGGCAAAGAACAATGCGAGAGCTGAGGAAGGAAACCTTCTGGCCCTCAAGCATGGCATCTTTGCCGACCGCTGCCTGACTCCGGAAGAAAAAGTCATGTTCGACAGCATCATCGAAAAGCTGCATGAGGACTTTCAGTTCAACAAATCCAGCGACTTCCTGCAGGTCGAGCTGGTGGGCATCTACTCGGTGAAGCTGGTCCGGGCACAGATCGAAGGAAACACACAGGCGGCCGAAAGTCTCGACCGGATGATCCGCTGCCACATGAAGGATCTCAAGACCACCAAGATTGCCCGCGAGGGAGAGGAGCCGAAAGGTCCGCAGACGTCACCGGCCGAATGGGCCTCCGCTCTTCTTGAAAAAGTGAGTGAAGCCGCCGCCCAGAAGACCGCTTCCGTGAAAAAGCCGAAAAAAAGTTCAGATAACACCAGAGCCTCGAAAAGAAAGAGCGCGAAGGATTAGGCAGTTATGGAGGCTCAAGATGACAGGAATTTCAGATAAGACGTGTTCCCGGAAATTTCGGTTAAATAAAATTTCCCGAATCGAAGGTGCGAGCCATAGATCCAGCATTGGTTCGCTCCAATCCTATGCGCATAAGACCATACACAAGAAAATCAACTTTATTGGCTTATGCGCACATAACGCCATAAATCCCAAAGTGGCCTGTATGGCCTTGTTCGCGCATAACGGCATACGGCGCAATTTTAATATGCGGCCCGGGAACGAAAAAGGAGCAGCAGGAGCCGCTCCGGATGTTCAGGCCAAGGATGCTGTCACAGTCTTTCAAGAGCATCCTCGAGCTGGCCATCGACAAGGTGGGTGTAAATCTGGGTCGTTGAAATATCCCGGTGCCCCAGCGCCCTCTGCACGACAAGCAGGTCACTGGTGGCACCGTAAAGGTGGGTTGCAAACGTATGCCGCAGGCCATGCGGAGTCAGGTTCTTTTCAATCCCGGCCTTCTTCAGCCACAAGGCTATCCGGTTGGCTATCTGACGCTGGCAAAGACGTGTTCCTCTATTCGACAGAAACAGTGCGCTGCACGGCGCTGTGCTTTGCCGGGATCGTTCTTTCAAATATCTTTTCAGCAGGATGCGGAGGTCGGTTTTTATGAACTTGACCTGCACCACATTCCCTTTGGCTCTGACTCTCAAATGCTTTGCATCGAGGTCGATATCGTCCACGTCCAATGCCTCAAGCTCGCCGATACGGATGCCGGTGCCAAGCAGGACTTCGATCATGACCCGATCCCGCATTCCGGCAAAGCCCGTGCGACCTTTTACCTCTTTGAGCAATGCCTTCTTTTCTGAAGCCGTAAGAAACACCGGCGGCTTCTGCGCCAGTCTTTTCATGCGAACCGACCGAGCCGGGTTTTCAGATGTAAGCCCGGCATCGGTTGTCCAAGTAAAGAACGAGCGGACCGCCGCCTTCAAGCGATGCACCGATGCCGGTGACCGTGCTCCCGAGTCTATGGTCAAAACCTCTGGCGAGGATAAAGTCCTGTCCAGCAGGCCCGGTGTCACATCTTGGCAGCAGAGTCCGGGCTGGAAGGATTCGGCCACACAGGCCACCAGTCGCAGATCCCGCCGGTATGCGGTCACCGTCCCTGCCGCTTTGTTTTCGGCCGACAGGTGGGCACAGAACCGCTCTATTGCCGCTTCCAGTCGATCACTGCTGTTCGGCATCGGTCACCTCCGTCTGCTTGCTGTGTCCCATCGGGGTGCTCTTGGGCAGCGGGAGTTCATCGATCAGTCCGGTATCCTTAGCCCAGACCAGCATCATCCGGAACACGCGGATGGTCTTGGCGACGGTTCTTTCGGCTCGGGCATTACCATTTCCGAGCTTCAGCAGCGCATCGCATTTGAGGAACTTGCCAACCTGAGTGATACGCAGCTCCTGAAGCTTCTTGTCTTTGCCGAAGTATCCCTCGATGAGATCGAGGTCCTTCCGGTAGGTGTAGAGCGTCCGCTCCTTTTTGCCGTTCTCCCGAAGATGGTTGATGAAGGCGGCTGTGGTTTCATGAATGGTCATCTCTGTCATGGCATTAACTCCTTTGTTTTTGAAGCCGGTGGCTTAACCCAGAAACTCATCGATCTGCTGGAGCAGCTCTTCGACATGCCCGAGCGATCCGACGTGCGCCCAGTTGATATTCGATTGCCCGGCATCTGCGGCCAGCTTCTGCTGAATCCGCTGGATGTAATCGGCAATGTTGTCCTGGCGCTTTTTGTAGGCCGTTCTGGCGTCGTCGCTGTTTTTTACCTGTTTCATGGGGCGTCTCCTGCTTCGGTTTATGGTTCTGCGGGACCGTCCCGCGTCATGTCCAATGACGCTTATATCCCCTTGGAAATCAAGTGTTTGCAGAGATGTTTCTGCATTAATTCAACAAACCTAAAACAAAGGAGCGCAACATGTTAAAGAAAGCACTCGAATGGGTAATCCCATTGACGCTGGCCGCTATGGTTGCTGGCTGCGCCACGTACAGGCCGCCTGAGCAGATTCAGTCGGCAACATCCACCCTGAACCGCTACACCCCGGAATATGTCCGGGAGGCAAACAAGGCTCTGGTCGAATCCAACCACCCGGATGCAGAGCGTCTGGTCGGAATCGGCCTGCGTCTGCAGAAGGCCATTGATTCACTGGATAGCTGGGCGAACACAAACCCGGAGGACAGTGAACAATGAAACAAATACTCGAACAAAACAGCGAAGCGATCCGGGAGGCTGGTCAGGCGTTGGTCGATATCGGCTCCGAGTTGGCGGCCGGGCGCATAGACGACGCATTCGAACGTATGGAAGCCGCCCGGCAGAAATACGTGGAATGGCAGGAACTCGATCAAGCCATTCAGGATATTGAGGAAGCTGTCAGTAACAGGACGAACACATTGGCGGTCCAGCAGATCCTCACAGAGCTGATCTCATCGGTTCTTGGGATTGCCATCCGCAAAGGAATGCATTGATGGGTGTCTCTGATAAGGAGCGCAGGCTGGCCGAAACACTCCGTGACCCGGTCTTGTGGGGACAAGCATATCTCTACAACCGGGACGGTTCGGCACGGTCGTATTGGGACCATCAGAAGGAAGATCTCCGCTGCTCCCACAAAAACATCATCCACCTCGATGGCCGAGACGTTGGCAAGAGCATCGTTTTGTCGACGGATGCACTGCACTATGCCTTCACGACTCGTGGCGGAAAGGGATTGATTGCCGCTCCTCATCAGGGACATCTCGACACCGTAATCGAAGAAATCGAGTACCAGCTGGATCACAATGAAGACTTGATGAACAGCATTGCCATCTCGAAATACGGTAAACCCAAAATCACCCGGAAGCCATACTTCCGACTGGAGTTTACCAATGGCTCCGTGATCTATTTCCGTCCGGCCGGTGCGTATGGCGATGCATTCCGCTCGCTTCATGTAGACCGGGTTTGGGTAGATGAAGGCGCGTGGCTTTCCGAGCGTGCATGGAAGGCGCTCAGACAATGCCTGAAAACAGGCGGCCGTCTGAAAATCTATTCCACGCCCAACGGCCTGCGAAACACCACCTACTATCGACTGACCATGTCGGAGCAGTTCAAAGTGTTCCGCTGGGCTTCATGGCTCAATCCGTTCTGGACTGCTGAGCGTGAATCGGAGCTGCTGGAGTTTTATGGCGGCAAAGATACCTCGGGCTGGCAGCATGAGGTTGCCGGGGAACACGGGAAGCCTTCCTACGGAACGTTCAATGTGGAGCAGTTCAATCTCTGCCGACAGGAATTACTGGAATATCAGAAGGTCACCATCACCGATACCGAGCTGCGTGATTGTGAAACAGAGGAAGCCGCCTATGACCGGCTTGAACTGCTGCTCAACCTCACGCCCCGAACCGGACTGTTCTGGATCGGCGGTGACCTTGGATATACCAATGACCCGACCGAGCTGGTTATCTTTCAGGAAGCCGAGGTGGGTGATCGCAGCATCCTGAAGCTGGTGCTGCGTATTCACATGGAGCATGTTTCGTATCCGCACATTGCCCAGACCATCGCACTGCTCGAACGCTATTTCACTCCGGCGGGTATCGGTGTGGACAATGGCGGTAACGGTCTGGCCGTCGTGCAGGAACTGCTGACTCTCGACAAATACAAAGAGCTGGAATTGGAAGGCCGCTTGAAAGGCTTTGACTTCGGCGGCATGACCCGGCTCACCATCCGCGATGGCAAGGAGATCAAGAAGCGGACAAAAGAGCTGATGACCAGCCTGATTAACGGTGCCCTCCAGCGCAAACAGATCATCTTCCCGTCAGACGATCTGGAAATTGAAGACCAGTTCACCACCCAGACCTACACCCTGCGGGACGGTAAGATCATCTACTCCAAAGGCAACGACCACATCATCGACGCGGTCCGCTGTGCCATGCTCATTCGGGAGCAAGGTAATCTCGACCTTGCCGGTGAAGAGACCGTCTGGCTCAAACCTGTTCTGACAGAGCCGGTCTTTATTTAACCCGCCTTTCCGACGTTTTTCCTCTCCCTCCGGTAAGTAACCCCAGTGTTGCCGTGATCGTCCCACAGCGGGGAGATGTGCGGCCGTTAAACCGGAAATAACCTGAGAGGATTACGTGGATACAAACGCCCAGCCAGATACCGAGCAGCCCGACAACGAATCCAATGGATATGCCATTGTGCCCATGGCCGCAGCGGCAGCCCTCGACGCATCTGCCTTCAGCAAGGTCAACGCGTCGGACGCGGTTCCGGCCACATGGGAAGAGCGAGCCAGAAAGGCTTGGGAATACTATGTCGAAGAGCCGTTGGTAAAAAACTGTGTCAATTCATGGCGAACCTTTGCGGTCGGGGATGAAATCAAAATTACCAGCGATGACGAGACGCTGAAAGACGATGCGGTCAGCACTGCATGGCGACTCGATGTATCGGAGTTCATAAAGGACATGATCCTTCAGCTGCTGGTCAAAGGCGATGCCGTCGGCTTCAAACGATATGCCGCAACCGGTCAGGACATCGAGGAAGTGGTGTGCGTCAATCCGGTATCCGTAAAGGTGAAATATGCTCAAGGTGAGCTTATCGAAGCCAAGCAATATGCCGAGGATTCAGGAGCGGCCAGCGACCCCATCGACCTTCCGGTGGATCAGGTCATCCACCTGAAATGGGATGCCCCGGGCTTTTCACCAAGAGGCAACTCACTGGTTCTGCCTGCATTTCAGGCCATTGAACTGCTGCGTGACTATCGCCGCGCCGAACAGGCTATTGCCAAGCGCTGGGCCACTCCGTTCCGCTTGCTCAAAGTGGGCGGTGCCTTCGGACAGAAAATGGTAATGCCGGACCAGCGGATGCTGGAACAGGTCCGTGACATGGTCAACAAGATGGATATGAAAAGCGGCCTTGTGGTCCCGTTCTATGTGAATGTGGAAACTCACGGCACCGATGGCCAGGTCCTCAACGTCGAGGACAAGGTCAAGGAGGTCAAAGAAGACATTGTGGTGGCGCTGGGCCTTTCACGGTCTTTGGTAACCGGCGACGGTCCCAACTTTGCCACGGCTTCTGTGAGCATGCAAAAGATGATGGTCATGATCCGGGAGATCAAACAGGCCGCCCGCAAGTTGCTCGACTGGGTCTTCGATGACTGGATGGAACTGAAAGGCCACGCCGACAAATCCCTGCAATTCATCTTCAATGACCTCGACCCAAGTGATGCCGTTGACTTCAAAAAACTGCTTATCGAGCTCTATGACCGTAAACTGATCAGCCGTTCCAGCCTGCAGCTCAAGATGGATCTGGACCCGGATATCGAGGCTGCCAACCGTGAGACCGAACGTAAGAACATCGACCTGATGGATGAAAAACAGGTGAAGCCGGTGGTCGATATGGTGGTGTCTGGAATCATGAGTGTGCCCAGCGCAAGAAAGATGCTAGGTATTCCCGCTGACGGCAATGATCTCGATACCGAGGCACACAATCACTATACAGAGGAACTGGAAGCAACGGCGGCGACCTCCCTGTGTGATGAATGCAGCCACTTCAATTCCGATTCCAACCGCTGCCGGGTACACAACACCGAGCGCACCTTCGATTCCCCGGCCTGCAGATTCATTGACCGCCGGGAATCCTGACCATGCCTTCCGACCTTAAAGAACGCATTCAGGCGGCAACGCTCAAAAGCCTGAAATCCCGTAACCGCTACAACGATTCCATTACCGCCCAACTGACTCAGTCCCTCAACAAGGCTGAACAGGAAGTGGCTCAGGCCATATTGAAATACCGCAGTCTTGGATCTCTGCCGGACAACAAGCTGGCTGCGTTGAAAGGTCTGGAGAAACTGCAGGGCGAGCTGGACGATGTTCTGCGCCAGTTGAAACGGAGCCAGACCCTTGTCTTCCGCAAAAGCACTAAGGACGCGTTCAAAGGCGGCATCGCTCAGGGCATCACCGAACTGACATCCGCATCACTGCCATTCTATGCCGACCTGAAGCCTGAAGGCATTGATAAACTGGCCACCAAAGTGTTCTCCATCGTCGACACTAATGCCCTCGACTTCATGACCCAGTACAATCTGACGCTTGCTGGTGATGTTCATCGTGAATTGTCGGATGGTATCAAGCGGACGATCTTGAGCGGAATAGCCACAGGCAAAGGCGCGGATGATATTGTCCGGGACCTCGGCAAAGTCATCATCGACAAAGATTCATTCCGGCAGGCTGGCAGTCGAGTGTTCAGCAAGGCGCAGTACCGCATGGAAATGATCGCTCGCACCGAGGTGTTGCGGTCGCACAACATGGGGCGGCTGAAATTCCATGAGCGTGTCGGTGTTCAGAGACTTGAATGGATGGCCATGAATGATGAGAGAACCTGCCCGGTGTGTGGTCCTCTCGACGGCAAGACATTCCCCATCGACAAATTTCCCCAACAACCCGCACATCCGAATTGCCGCTGCACAAACCATGTCGCGTGGCCGATGAGTATCTGCGGCTCCGACTTGTCTGCACAGGCGGCACCCAAGGTTTCGCAGGGCGATGCCTGTATACTGCCCCCGCATGCGCTGGAGGGAATGGCCGATGCGCAGGCGAAAGAGAACGCCAAACTGAAGGATGCGTTTGAAAAGGGAAACGCCGATGACCTTACGGCTCTCACCGTAAACCAGCTCCAGACACTTTCCAAAGAGAACGGTATCTCGATTGCCCGCACCAAAGCCGACTTCATCAAACTGCTCGATCAGGCAGAACCGGGAATAGACCACAGCACACTTTCAGGAGCCGGACTGAAGGCAAAACTCAAAGAGCACAAGATCGGGCTGCTTCGGACAAAGGAAGATCTGATCGGACTGTTGGCTCAAAAGCAGGCGGAACTCAAACAGGCACAACTCATTGCCCAGCAGATGTCCAAACTGCCACCGGTGGAAGGACTCGATGGCATGCCGGTATCCCAGCTCAAGGAGATGGCCAAAAGTAACGGCATCTCCCTGAATATGACCAAGCAGGAGACCATCGAGTTACTGGACAAACTCGAGCCGGGCATCGACCATACCTCCCTTAAGGGAAAAGAGCTGCTGGCAAAGAAAAAACAGTACGGAATCGGCATTCTGAAAAACAAGCAGCAGCTCGTTGAGGCACTCCAGAAAAAGGCCGGAACGGATCTGGCGGAGTCAGCCAAGAAGAAAGCCGCAGATGAAGCCAAACAGCTTCTGGTGAAAAAACAGAAAGAGCTGGTCGAAAAGGCGGCGGCCGGAGTTCATCTGCCGGAATCCCCGTTGGACTACACAAGTTTTATCAGCCAGGTATCTGATGCGGAAAAAGCTCTGGCTGCGGCCAAGGATCTGCCTCAGGAGTTGCTTGCCGGGCACGCCAAGGAAATCGCTCTCAAAAAGCAGCTCTTTCAGGAGCAAATATCCAAACTCAAGTCCTCGGAGCTTAAATCCATCGCCAAGGATACGCAGCTCAAACATTGGCAATGGGCAAGCAAGGATGACCTCGTCACGCTCTTTACTGAAACCGATCCCGGAAAGATCGGTGAAGCGCACTCCAATATCGAGAGTAAATGGCAGAAATGGGCTGAAAAGCATGGCGGCAAAAAAGCGAAGACGGCTCCTGCAAAAGAGAAAAAACCAACGCCTAAACCATCTGTTGAACCTAAACCCAAACCACCGTCCTTTGCCCAGAAAGGCACTGAATTTGAAAGCGCCGATCAGAAATGGAATGAAAAATCAGCGACCGGAAAATTCAATAAGTCAGGCAAGGCCAATGTCGGCGGAGCGCATGAAAAAGAGTTCTGGACCGATGAGAATGGCGATAAATGGCTGTTTAAACCGGCCAAGAACTCCAAGGACAACTTCATCGCTCATGGTGAGGAAGCCGCATATAAAATCGGCCGTCTGATCGACCCGGATGCGATCGAGGTTCGAAATATCCAGTTGAACGGCAGGACTGGTTCCATTCAGAAATGGCGCACGGACTTGAAATCAGAAATCGACTTCAGGAATATACTGCCGGATGACTTGACCACCGTTGAACTTGAACAGCTGCAGCGGGAACATGTTATCGACTGGCTTATTGCAAATCATGACGGGCACTCCAAACAGTTTATCCGTGGAAGAAACGGTCATGTCTATGGCATCGACAAGGGGCAGGCGTTCAAGCACCTCGGCAAGGACAGCCTTTCTCTTGGTTACCATCCCAACAGCGCCTTTGGTGAAGAAGAGCCTTTTTACAATAAAGTCTTTCGGGCAGCCAAGGACGGCAAGGTCAACTTCGATCCTCAGGTCACCCTGAAATACATTCAGGAGGTCGAGAAAATATCCGACGACACCTACCTCGATATCATTCGGCCCTATGCCGAGGGACGTTTTGGAAAAGACAAAATCGGGCTGGATAAATTCTATGAGCAGGCGCTTCAGCGCAAACATGATCTGCGGAAGGATTTCGAGCGCTATTACGGGGATGTTTTAGGCCGGAAAGATTTCAGTTTCTCATCACTGCAGACCAAACCCGGGATCAAAAAGCTGCTGCAGGAAGCGGACGAAAAAATCATCGATGACGCCGGTAAGCTCGGCTGGCAGGGAAAAACCCTACCGTTTGACAGTGGCGATGTCGAAGACCAGAACGCGCTGATATTCACAGAGACTTTCAAAGGCAAACAGCGAACCGTTGTCAAAATGAAGATCCGCCCGGATACGGATTCCAAAATCACCGCACTGCTTCGGGATCAGCTGGATCTTGTCGAAATCAAGAAAGGCCAGCCGCTGCAGGACGACACCTTTTTCCCGACCATTCTGGAAGCCGTCAAGAACGTCAATTTTCATGTCGGTGATGGAAACTATAACCGGACCAAACTGGCGAAAGCAGAGAAGCTTCGAACCCGGTTGCTTTTGCTTGCCCGAAGTAAAGATCCGGAAGTTAAAAAGATGGCCGACAGCTATATCAAATGGCTGGATGAGATCAAAGAGGCGGTCGACTGGGACCGCGCCACCAACGGTGTCTTTGAACAGTACCTTCCTGAACTGCCGAAGCAGGCCAAGCCTAAGAAGCCGGACTTCAAGGTCACCAGAGGCAAGGTTACTCACACCAAGAGGCGCATCAGCGGCGGCAAGATCACAGTCGAGATGGATGATGTCGATAATTACGGGATGTTCAACCGGGACTCGAGGATGCAGGACGGCCTTCAATTCACCGCCGATTTTGACGACGGCACACGTCTGAAATACCGCCCATGGGACAATACAAACCTTTATGCCCAGCGAGGAGAGCTGGAGATTGTGATCGATGGAGATGCCAGCGGCAAGAAGGTCGAAGCTCTGATGACCAAACTGGAAAAACTCGGAATCGATGCGCGGATTTCTTCACCTGAGAACGCCGAGCAGATGTATCTGGAAAAGATGGCTTACATCCGGAAAGTGGACCACACCGCAGAATACAAGCGGCTTCAAAAAAGGCTGGATGACCGCGATGCATCAGTCAATGAACGGGTCCAGACTCTTCGTGGATTCTGGCAGAAGGAACTGAATGTCGATGATATCACCAAACTACCTGATTATGACCCGATGGGCGCGTATCAGGCAGGGTTTCTCGATCGCGGGCTGAAAGGCGGATACCGCCACCAGTACCGGTTCGACATTACCGAAGAGGATCTGGAAAAGAAAATGAAGGATTACTCTCTGGTCCACCGCCTCACCAATAATGAAGGCATGTCCGGGTTCATCGAAACCATCCTTGAAAACAATGGTGCTATGGTCAGTACGGTCGAAAAGATGCGTATGGGAGTGCCTCCCGGCGGCATGTCCCCGGTGGCGGACATGCAGACAGGCGGAGCCAGTTATTTCTTTACCCGGATTCAGAAAAAACCAACCCGCGATGCCCCTCCGGCTCTTTATTTCAAAAAGAGCATGCTGCGGCGCATGGATGCGATCAGCTACAGCCACGATGCCTATGGCAAGGTTGTGGATGATTATGTCCGGAAAAATCGTGGTAACAACATCGACGACTGGAAAAACTTTTCGGGCAAGAGCGGCAATGAGACCATCTTCAAGTATTCGGTGACGTTGCTGGATAACATCGAATACATCGTCGCTAATTCGGCCGCTGAGCGTCAGAAAATTATAAAGAGCTTCACCTCCCGTGGGATCAAGAAGCTGCCCGACGGCCGCAAGATAGAAGACATCGTTCATACATCGAGCACATGGAACACGAGGAAATGATATGGAAAACATAATTGCAGAGGAAAAAGCCCGAATCCAGAGGCAGTTTCATTGGCTCAATGAGCGCGGCTGCCGCTTGCAGATCCGGGAACGTGGCGGTGAAAACTTTATCGACACCATTACCGCAGAACTGACGGTTACAAGGATTGCACCGCATTTCGATGCTTCTGGGAAAATCATCCGAACGGACTTCTGGTTGCTATGGAAGGAGCTCGGTTATCAGGAAGGTTTCAATTACAGCCATACGATCAAGGTCGTCAATGTATCCGTGGACGACACGCTGACGGCGCAATCAGGTGGATCTGAAATCAATGCATGGCTGATTGTCGAGCTGACCGATGATCTGGACCGCATTTACAACCTTGAAATGATCGAGCCCGTTTCCGAACCGGCTCATGCTAAGCAGTGGGAGGCATGGCTGGCATTCAGAAAAAACAACCGGGATCTGTTCCAGCGCATCGATTCCGAGATCCTTGCCGAACACATCAAGATTGCGGAGGACTGGTAATGAAGCTGAGATACATGATTGATTCCATCCTCGTTGATCCCAAAGCGGCAATTCCGGAATATCGGCCTGTCGGCGTTTGGGTGCAAGGTCCCGGCTCGGGCCTTGATATTGAAATGTTCTATCCGGACTCCAGCCGAGGCGACATTCAGGATCGTCGTGAGCAGGCTGACTGGGTTATCAATCGTCTGGTTGAAAGCGGTGTTTTGACCCTCCCTGAAGATTTTCTGGAGTATCACCGCCAGAGCCGATCTCCCTACGACGGCGCATTTTCCGAACAGGTCGAAACAGAGGAATACCCGTCTATAACCGCCTGCGGACTTGCTGTTTTGCAGTCTTTGAAGATTCCCGCCTAAAAAAGCAGACGCCTTTCCGACACATTTCAAAGCCTTCCGGTAAGTAATCGCTGAAACCTCCCGCTCGCCCGGTGCGATCGGGGCAAATAACAGTGATTGAACCGGAGAATTTGATGGAAATGTTTGCCACTGACCTGGAAAGGCTGGCGTTCCTCCTTGAGGCAGATGCGGCGCTCGCTATCGATCCTGACGAGCTCGGGACCGATGCAGCCGAACAGAAGGCTCCTGAAGAGCAGTCCCCGGAGAAACGCCCCAAGTACATAACCAATTACATCGGCAGCAAACAGAAACTGGTCGACTGGATCTGGCGTAACACCCCGGACGGAGTTTCCTCCGTTCTGGATGCCTTTTCCGGCTCGGCCGTTGTTGCTTACATGTACAAATCCAAAGGGCTGCGAGTTTTTGCCAATGACCGTCTTCGCTACAGTCACCACGCAGCCAAAGCCATTATCGAAAACAGCTCGACGAGGCTGTCCGAAGCAGAGATCGAAAAACTGCTGGCAGACAACCCCAAAGCCAAAACCTTTGTTCAGGACAATTTCAAAGGGATCTTCTTTGCCAAAGGTGTCCACGCACTCATCGACTCGTTGAGAGCCAATTGCGACGATCTGTCCGGTTACAAAAAGGACATCGCGCTGTTTGCTCTCGGCAAAACCTGTATGAGCGGCAAAGGCGGATTCGGCCACTTCTCGTCTTCCACCGACTATGGGAAACGGCAGGACACGCCTGAAGAATTCAAAAAGCGCCTGAAAGCGAATATCGAACGGATCAACGCCCTGATATTCGATAACGGCAAGGAGAACAAAGCCTATCGCGGGGATGTTAACGAGATCCTTCCCAAGGTGAAGGCTGACCTCGCTTACTTTGATCCGCCGTATGCCACCGAGTTTTCGACCACCAATTATGAAAAAGCCTATCACTTTGTCGAAGGGCTGATGACCTATTGGGACGGCCTGACCATTAAGGCCGATACCAAGGTCAAAAACTACGAAACCAGCCATGTGACTGTGACCAAGGGCAATGCATCCGACTTCTTTCAGGAGTTTCTGGGTAATGCCACCCATATCCCGCACTGGCTCATTTCATACCGCGACCACGCCTATCCGAACGAACAGCAGATGAAAAAGATCATTGGCGGTCTGGGGCGTCAGAGCCGGATGAAGACCAAGGATCATAAGTATTCAATCACCTCCAAGCATGGAGAGGCTTCCAGCGCCAAGGAACGCCTTTTCGTTTGTCTGAAAGGAAACCAGTCCCATGCGGATACCGATCAGGCGGCAAAGCCTGTTCCGATGGTTGCCGCAGCCAATATCCATACCTCCATCCCGGTGGAGCTCTGCCTCGATGAAAATGCAGGGCTGAACACCGAAGCGATGAGCGGAGGATTGCCGGGTGATCCCCAGTTTACCTTCATCCTCTGTCGAACCGGCACCAACCGAAATGGTGACCACTTCACCGCTGAAGAGCTGGCCACGAGGCACATGACCGTCATCAACAAGAAAGTCGACCTGCAGCACTCGCAGGAGTTTGGCGACATTGTCGGCGGGATTGTGGCGGCTGACTATCTGGAGGATGAAATCGGCGGCCGGGTGGAATGCGTGGGTGAACTCTATACCGGAGACACGCCCAATGCCCAGCTGGCCTACAAGCTCATGAAGCGAGGCATCATCACGCAGGTTTCGATGGAGTGTGATTACGAAGAAGGCGAATGCTCCGTCTGCCACAAACGCTTCAAGAACAAAGCCGATTACTGCACTCACCTCAGAAAATTCAAAGGCCGTGAACTCGATGGAAAACCCGTCTTCGAGATTCTTCACGGTGTGACTTTTACGGGCCTGGGCCTGCTGGACCGCAAAGGGGCAGATGAAAATGCCCGCATTCTGCAGGTGGCGTCGGTTCAGGAACCTTCTGTTGAACACCAACCCAAAGGAGATCCAACTATGGACGAAAAAACCAAGAAACCAGATGAGTCGTCCGCCGACGCCGCAAAGAAAAAACAGGAACGGCAGGAAGACAATCCGGCTCCCGGAGGCGAGCTGGAAAAGGAAAACCGCCAGCTGAAAGCTCAGGTGGCTGAACTTCAAAAACGCATTCAGGAGCTGGAAGCCGAACAGAAGGCTGCTGCTTCGAAAGCCCGTGCTCACAAGCTGATCTCAAAGCTCGAAAAGCAAGGCATGGACTTCGGCGAGGACCGCGACACCGAACTCAAGCGTCTGGCGGAACTGTCGGATGACGCTTTTGCCGCCACCGAGGCCGCCTATGAAAAGATGGCCAAAAGCAACAAGGCGGATGCCAAGGCTCAGCCGGAACCGGAAAAGGAGCCTGACAAGCAGAAGTCCAAAGCATCGAGCGAAACACCCATGCGCAGTTCAGCCGGGGTGAGACCGCACGATGTGGATGACCGCAAGCTCTCCCTCGAGGATCGCCTGCGCAGCGGCTTCATGGCTGCCTACAACAACCGTGTAGGTAACGAATCGAACGAAACCGTGGAAATCAACTAACAAGGAGAAGAGCTATGTCTTTTATCAATCCATGTCACAGGGGCCTCGCTTACGGTGACGGCTATATGCAAGGCGATGGTCAGCTTGGTCATCTGGTGAGTCTGGCGGGAAACGATCTGTTTTCAGTCAACACCGATCCGGAGGTCCGTTCTTTCGGTATCCTGATCAAGGATTACGCAGGCACTGAAATGCCCGGCATTTACTGCAATGGCGGTGTGTACGAAACGGATGTCTTCGAAGGGACAATCAATCCCGGGGACGACCTGAAGGTATCGGCCACCGGCAAGTTGACCGGGGGAAATATCGGGAATGACGAGTTTGTCATCGCTCAGGCCATTTCCGTCCAGAGCGGCGTTTTGAAATTCAAACTGCTTATTTAACCACAGGAGCTGTACATATGAAGAACAACCCAATGAACATTCACAGCCAGGAATACATGGAGACCATGGCAAGGCTCATGAGTGAAGCTCTTGAGTCCCCCGAAGGGATGCAGGCGTTGGCTGCTGCAATTGCCGCTCCGATCGAACAGGAGATCCGGCGCAAGGAAATCTCCTCGCTGCTGCTGACCAAACACACACTGCCCAAGGGGGAACGTCCGCTTTACCAGAAAAAGCCGACCGTCAAAGCCCACTGGATCAGCAAGGACGGTGAAGCGCAGGAACAAGAGATCGGCAAGGATGAAGTCGAGTTTCCGACCAACCGCATCCATTCCAATCCGATGGTGGATATCTCTGTCCTCAAGAACGGCAACATCGGCACGCTGATGGATATCCAGACCAGTGCCTCGGACGCCATTCGAAAAGAGATGGACCGCAGAACCATCTCTGTCTTGTCGGCTGCAGTTCCGGCTGCCAACACCGTTGAAGTGGCAGGAAATACGCTGACTGAGGAAGCCCTTAACGAGGCGATCTCCATCATCGAAGACCTTGAGCTTTCGGTGAAGTATATCGTCATGCGTGGTCGCCGTTTCAATGATCTGCGCGGCTGGGATCTTGATCCTCAGACCAAGCTGGAGCTACGTCAGAAAGGCGTGGTCAAAAACTACGGCACTGGCGGCATTCTGCTGACGGCATCCATGCCCCTCGATGAAATCCTGATTATTCCGGATGAAGAAGTGGGCAAAATGCCGGTCCGTGAAAAGCTCAAAGCCGAATCCATCGACCAGAAGACCCGCTTCAAAACCGGTTGGCTGGTCTGGTCCGAAATCGGTCAGGGTGTTACCCGTCCGGACGTTCTGTCCCGAGTGAAACTTGGTGTTTAATGCCGAAGGAGGAATCATGTTGACGATAAAAAATGTTCGCTCCGGCATTCTCATCATTCCGGATGCCGGACTAAAATTGCTACCCGGAGAGGTCGCACCTGTTGAAGATCAGACCGATCAGATCAAACACTGCCTGAAAACTGGCGTGCTGATTCAGATCGACAAAGAGAAAGCTGACAAGCCTTCTCCTCAGGGCAAGCAGGATCAGGATGATGATCTGAGTAAGCTCAACGCGACCGATGCCATATCCAAGGTCAATGAAGAAGCCGACCCGGCCAAACTCAAAGGCTATATGGAAGGTGAAAAACGCAGAACCGTGATCGACGCGTTGAAAAACCGTCTTGCGGAGGTTGACGTTGACGCTTCCTGAGCTCATAGCCGACCTGCGCATCGACCTGTCCGATCCGGATGCGTCTCTCTTTGTGGATTCAACACTGGAGAGATGCGTCCGGAAGGCGGTTTTCAAGCTGTCCCGGGATGCGGAGATTACGCTGACCATCGAGGGCGAGCAGATTCTGCCGGACATTAGCGGTGAGCTCAGAGAGTTGCTTCTGCTGCTTGGGCAGATACATGCCTGTCAGGTGATGCGCTCTGCCACCGCCAATGCTTTCTCGTTTTCCAGCGGCGACAAACGGGTCGACAAATCCAAGCAGCCTGAGCATTGGGCCAAACTTGAAGTGGATCTGCTGGATGAATACCGCAAAAGGCTCGCCGCATTGAAGCCGGGAACCGAGGTCAACGAGGATGGCTATATCATCACTCCCGGCAGTCTTAAGCCGGTTATTTACGAACAGGGAATCTGCCTTGAAGAGGACTGCTGATGCTTTTGACAGATCGGGAAAAAGAACAGGCCGTGAAGGATGTCAGAGAACTGATTGTCTCTTCCGGCATTACCGCCACGGTGCTGCGCATTGTTCCCGGTGAAAATCTGTACGGAAGCGACGATCAGGAATACAGCCCAGTCGGCGCTATCCCCGTTGAAATAGTCCACACACCTCCGGAAGACCTCGCCGGAAAAATCGATGCCACCATCTCCGTTCTGCCGGAAGCCGACGTGCTCCCTGAAGACAGGCTACAGATAGAGACAGTCACATACAGAATACAGACACTCGAAGAAGAACACTTCTTTGGGGTCATTACCCACCAATCCATCAAACTGGTGAAGATCCATGGGCGTTAAACGGACCGGTGACTGGAACAAGGCCAAAACAAAACTGAATGGCACCCTTGGTCCCCGAATCGCCATGGCCCTCCAGCAGACGACCATCCGCAATGCCTTGTTTCTTGTTCGGGAGATTCAACGCGGCATCCGCAATCAAGCCCCCGGCGGACACGCTTTTGCCAAGTTGGCCGACAGCACCATCGCCCGCAAGGGTTCCAGCAAGGCGCTCATCGATACCGGTTTTCTGATCAACTCCATCACCCAGAAGATCATGGCGGACAAGGCATTTGTCGGCCTACTCCGTGGAACCGTCAACAAGGACGGTGAAAGCATGGTGAATATCGGCGCTGTCATGGAATACGGAGCCACCATCAACCACCCGAACGGGGCGACCATTATCATCCCGGCCAGACCCTTTCTTCATCCCGTCATGCAGAAATACCGCAAAGAGATTGAGCAAAATTATCGCGCTGCTCTGAAAGGCATTCTCTGATCCGACACATCCGCAACGCTTCCGGTAAGTAATCTGGCAGAAACAACCGGAGGCTACCGTGAGCACAATACGAACCGTTACAGAAACACTGATCAGGCAGGTCAAAGCCGACATCCACCCGGATGCCGTGCTGGTTCTGCCTGATGATGTTTTTGAAGTTCAGCGCACGCCCAGCGTCATTTTGCAGGGGCCGCGAGTCAGCGAAAACAAACTGCGCCGCAGCCAAAGCCGCCTGATTGAAAAGGACATGGACGCTCTGTCATTCGAAGAGTGTTCTTTTCCGCGTCTCTATCATCTCGACTTTGACCTGATTGTGACGGTGGATCGTGAGGTCGAGCTCCTTGAATTTCAGGAGTCGGTCTCCCGCTTTGTCCAGCGCAACCCCGTTTTGACCATTACGGATCAGGGCCAACTCAACCTGACGGAGATCGTTCCGCTGGGCGGGCTGAACCGGGTCAACCTTTCCAATCTGAAGCAAAGCTCCGGACGCATCCGCATTGAAGACTGTCCTGTTTACGATGGCGAAATCAGAAACGGCCATCTGATCAAGGACCGAACTTTCCAGTTTCACGGCAGCGTGAATGAAGAACGAACCTATGAACCCAAAGGAGATGAACAGTGATTGAAATCAGAAACCTTCAGTTTCAACCGCTCACCTTCAATCTGGCCGGAGACAGAACATTGCATCTCGGCCCGCGTGAGCGCACCTCGATTCCACAAAAGGATATCTCACCAGAAATCACGCTTGCTGAAAAACGTGGCTTGGTGGGCATTTCAAAACCGGAAGAAAAAAAGCCCTCCGTTTCAGATGAGACGGCTGAAACCACCGAACCCAAAACCACGAAACGGAGGAAATAACGATGCCAGCATATCTATCTCCCGGCATTTACACCCGGGAAACCGACTTCAGCTTTTATGTGAAGCAGATCTCCACCTCGGCGGCTGCCATGGTGGGCATCACCGAAAAAGGCCCGGTCAACAAACCGGTGCTGGTAACGAGCTGGGAGCAGTTCATCAACAAATTCGGCTCCTACATCAATGAAGGATATCTCGCTTATGCGGCCAGAGCCTTTTTCGACAATGGCGGTTCGATCCTCTATGTCTGCCGTGTTGCCCATTACACCGATATCACGGACAAAAGCACCCTGAGTGCTGTTAACTCGGTTGCCGTTCTTTCCAATCGGGAGTCAACACCTGAGCTCACACTGCAAGTGAACGCAGCCAACTCCGGGACATGGGGCGACCGTATTTCCGTGACGATCGAGGACGGTTCACTGGACCCGACCAATGCCTTCAATCTCATTGTCAAATACAAGGACAACATCGTCGAGGTGTTCAAAGACCTCTCCATGGATGAGACGTCGGCTAATCATGTGGAACTCATGATCAATGAGGTCTCGGATTACATCACTGTCAGTGATTTGTCCCCGTCTACAGGGACTGCAAATGACAGACCCGCTGTTGAAGATTATCCGCTTATTGGTGGCGACAATGGCCTCACCGGTGTAACCGATTCGGATTACATCGGCGATCCGTCCCAGCATACCGGGCTCTATGCATTTGATGAGATCGATGCGCTGAACCTGCTCATGGTCCCCGGTGTTACAACCGTCCCGGTCATCAATGCCGGAATCACCTATGCGGAGAACCGCAAGGACCTGCTCTTCATTGCCGACACACCGTTCATGCTTGAACCGCTGGAAGTCGTTGACTTCAGAAAGGGTCAGGGAACCTACACCCACGCGGCCTTCAACTCGTCTTACGCAGCTCTTTATTATCCGTGGCTGGAGATCAGCGATCCCATCACCGCCCGCAAGAAATACATCCCGCCCTGTGGCGCTGTAGCCGGGTGCTGTGCCCGAAGCGACCAGAAGACCTATGTCTGGTGGGCTCCCGCCGGAATCGATCGTGGCCGCATTTTCAACGCAGTGTCGGTCGCCTACAAGACCAGCCGTGGCGAACGCGATGTGCTCTATCCCGAAGGGGTCAATGTCATTGCCGTTTTCCCGGACACCGGCATCAACATCTGGGGCCAGAAGACTCTCCAGAGTCAGCCTTCAGCGGTGGACCGAATCAATGTTCGTCGCCTGATGATGTATATGGAGGAAGCCATATCCGAGTCATCCCGTTTTGTGGTGTTCGAGCCGAACAATCCGCAGACATGGCGGGCGCTCGGCCGTCTGATCAATCCCTTCCTGCAGGACATCAAGGAGAAAGGCGGTCTCTATGACTACGCCTTCCAGTGTGATGAGGAAACCAACACTCCGGCGGTTATCGATCGCAATGAAATGATTGCCCGGGTGTTCGTCAAGCCGACCAAGACAGCGGAATTCATCGAACTGAATTTCATTCTGACCGGTACCGGCGCGGACTTCAGTGAAATCATTTAATCAGGAGATAGAACCATGAGAAGTGGAAATATGCCCAAGAGCCTTTACCAGAACTGGCAGTTTGCCATCGAGGTGAACGGCTTTGACGTGGCCCTGTTTCACAAGGGACAGGAGCCGAAAACGGAATTCGAGGAAGTGGCCTTTGCGCCTGCTGGTTCCATGTTCGACCAGAAGGTGGCAGGACGTGTGAAGTTTGAGGACATCACCCTTGAAAAAGGAATCCTTCAGGACGGCTCTGACGAGGCGGCCCGGGAATGGGTGAAGAAGCAGGTCGATGTCAATGCGGTGACCGGCGGTCTGCCTGCCGATTATCTGAAGGACATCGATGTGGTGCGCTATGACCGCAGCGGCAATGAAACCAGACGCTGGACGCTGCATGGCGCATGGATCAAGACCTTGGAATACGACGAGCTCGAAGGCGGCAATACCGAAAACACCATCGAGAAACTGACCATCTGCTACCAGTACTGGACCTGATAAACAAGGAGTGAAGAAATGTATACCTATGAATTACCCAGTGGCATCGAGATCGAACTCAAGGAGATGACCGGTGCCGAAGAAGAGCTCCTGACCAACCAACGCCTGATCCGCAATGGAGAGGCGATCAATCAGGTGCTCAGAAACTGTACCGTCCGCCTTGGTGAGAACGAAAAGCCAGCGGTGAACGATATTCTCGATCTGCTCTCGGGCGACCGCCTTTTTGCATTGGTCAAGCTGCGCCAGATTTCCCTCGGAGACGAGGTGGAACTGGTACTGACGTGCCCCAATGCCTCGTGTCGCATGACCAACTATGTGACGGTCAATCTGGAGGATCTCAAAGTCACTCCTTACACCGAGGAGCGTGAGTTCGAATTCAAGCTGCCCGGCTCAAAGAAAGCAGTCCGTTTCGGTCTGCTTGATGGCCACAAGGAAAAGCGTCTGGCCGCCTTGCGAGAGCCGAACATTTCATCGGCCATGATGATTCGACTCATCGAGATTGACGGAAAGGCACCCAGCAAGAAATCCCTCGCTGAGATGTCCATGCGTGACCGCAGTGCCCTGCGACAGGAAATGGCCCGGGTGGATGCTGGTATCGATACAACGGTCGAAGTCGACTGCGATGGCTGCGGCACCCGGATCAGAACACGTCTCGAGGCCGAACCGGCTTTTTTATTTCCAGGAGTTCGCTTGTAAGCGACAGCTTCTTTCTCGCCTATGGCGGGCTCCACTGGAGTTATCAGGAAATCCGATCACTGCCGCTCAGGCTTCGACAGCAGTTTGTGGAAGCCTTGGAGCGGCAGATTGATTTTGAACGGGAGCAAATGGAAAAGCGATGATGAATAACGACCTTGGACTGGGCATTGTCGTATCGATGAAGGATGCGTTCTCACAGAACGCCCAGCGCATTGAAAGTTCGATGACAAGCCTTGACGGAACCGTCGCGGCGGCCAGTGAACGCATGACCAGAAATCTGGATCGTATCCAGAAAGGCACCATGATGGTGGGAGCCGGTCTTGCGCTCATGGCCGCGCCGGTTGCCTTGGTCGCATCTACCGCCGCCACTCAAAAAGCCCTCGGGGAATTAGCCTCATTGGGTGTCAAAGATCTCGGAGCCATCGAGAATGCCGCAGAATCCTTCACCAACCAGTGGTCAGGAGCCAACAAGGCGGCCTTCATCACGGCCACCTACGATGTGAAGTCGGCGCTGTCCAACCTCAGTGATGAGGCGGTCGGTGTCTTCACCAACATGGCCGGTCTCACAGCCAAAGCCACCAAAGCGACCACACAGGAGATGGTCGGAACCTTCACCACGGCTTACGGCATCTTCAAGCCCATCATGGCGGATATGACCGACATGGAATGGGCCACCGCCTTTTCCGGAGCCATGGCCCAAACCGTGGCATCGTTCAAGACCAACGGAACCCAGATGGCCGATGCGATCAAAAACATCGGTGCCGTTGCTGCTGCCAACAACATTCCTCTGCAAGAACAGCTGGCGATCCTCGGTCAGTTGCAGACCACTATGCCCGGCTCAGAAGCGGGAACGCTCTACAAGGCATTCATCATGAAAGCGGCCGAGGCCGGTGACCAGCTCGGGCTCTCGTTCACCGATACAACCGGCCGTCTCAAAGGCGTCATTCCCATTCTGCAGGAAATCAAACAACAGTTCCCGGATTTGTCGCAAGCAGCCGCTCAGGTGAAGCTGAAGAAAGCCTTTGGTTCCGACGAGGCGGTCAAGTTCCTCCTGCAGATGGCTGCCGGAACGGAATCGCTCGAAAGCAATATCAAATCGGTCGGCGCAGCCATGAAAACCGGGACAGCCGTCACCAATCAGATGGCCAGTGCCATGAATCAGGATATCGGAGCCCAGTTTGGATTAATCCGTCAGCAGATGTCCAATCTCACCGAAATACTGGGTCGCACACTATTACCGGTCGTCACCCCGGTAATGAACGGCATCTCCCGCTTTGTTCTTTTTCTTCAGAAACTGGCCAAATCCATGCCCGGAGTCACCCGGGTAGTTTTGACGCTCTCCATGGCGCTTGGAGCGGTGCTGGTCGTTGCCGGAGCGGTCACTTCGGCCGTCGGACTGGTTGGACTCATGCTTCCGGCTATCAAGGCCGGTTTCGTCGCCATCAGCGCAGCGGCCGCAGGTGTCGGCTCTGCCATTGCCACATATTTTTTGCCGGTCACCGCCGCCATTGCCGGTGTGGTTCTGGCGGTCTATCTGCTGAAACGGGCATGGGAAACAAACTTCGGAGGAATCCGGGATGTGGTGCTCGGGACGTGGAACAAGATCAAACTGGTCTTCGAGGGCGTTAAGACGCTCATCTCATCTTTGAGCGGCTCCACCGGCCAGATGTCAGCCGAGCTTGCCAACCGTCTCAAGTCAGCCGGGCTCCTCGGGTTTGTCGTGACCGTCTTCAAGGTCTATTACCGGGTGCGGGAATACCTGTCCGGGCTGTGGGAAGCCTTCTCACATGCCTTCGGTCGAATCCGGGCTATTCTCGAACCGGCCGTAAAGGCAATGATTTCAGCCTACGCAACCCTCTACAAAGCCATCTTCTCAGTGGTGGAAATATTCGGTGTCTCGGCCAATTCAGTGGACGGATCGGCGTGGCGAAAGTTCGGTTCCGTTGTCGGAACAGTTGCCGGTGTTCTGCTGCAGGGATTGGCCTATGCACTGCGCATCGTGGTCTGGAATATCACGATGGTTGTCAAAGCGCTCGCCATTGTGGTGCGAAGCGTCGTCTGGGTGGGCAAGGTGATTGTCGGCTCACTGATCTATGCCACCAAGTTCATCTACAAATTTCTGCTTCCGGTCCGGCTGATCGCGCAGGCGTTTGTGGCAGCCGGGAAGATTATCTATTCCGTCTGGCAGATACTGACCGGTGATGTTTCCCTGCTGGATGGATTGAAAGCGATTGGCGGAGCGGTCTTCGATTTTTTGGCAACTCCGTTCAGGTGGGCTCGCGATGTCATCAGCGGCGTCTGGAGCTTCATTACCTCGGTTTTCGACGGGATGGTTCGATTCTTTGTGGCGGCCGGTGAACGCATCGTCAGTGTCTTCATGAACCTGCCGATTGTCAGTACATTGCGGAACCTGTTCGCCACAGTGAGGAGCTTCTTCTCGGGCGACATGACCTTTTTCGAGGCAGGGAAAAAGATGCTCGTCACACTGGGTGAAGGCATCTGGTCGGCGGTTACCTATCCATTCCGCATGTTGAAAAGTGCCCTCGGCAAGCTGCGAAGCCTGCTGCCGTTCTCCGACGCCAAGGAAGGTCCGCTATCGACCCTGACAGCATCAGGTAAAGCACTGCTCACAACTCTGGCGGATGGAATGCTTTCCACATTGGCATTACCTGCAAAAGTGTTCTCCTTTGCGGCTCGTGGATTTCTGTCTGCACTGTCTGGTGCTTGGAACGGGCTCAAATCAGCGGGCCAGACCGCAATGAATCTGCTTGCTGCTCCTTTCAGGACGGCGGGCAATCTCTGGAGGTCACTGGTTGACGGTGCCGGAGCAATGGTTTCCAAAGCCGGTGGCATGATCAAAGGCGCGTTAAGCAATCTCATCCCGGAGCTGTCTTTGCCGGATTCATGGAGCGGCGTTTGGAATAAGCTGACTGCCGGTGCGACGGCGGTTAAACAGACGTTCACCTCCACCTTCAGTGGGCTGAATAACATCATTGGCTCGGGAATTTCTGCGGTAGCTGAAAAAGGAACAGCACTCTGGAGCCAGGTTAAGTCCGGTGTGGGCGGAGTCATTCAGTCGGTGAAACAGAAAGCCTCCGGACTGCTCAGTGGTGCGTGGAGCGGTTTCAAGTCCTTGTTTTCCTCTTCATCAGCACCTGAAGCCAAGGCTGCCCCCAGATTGCAGACCGCTTCCGCCAAACCTGCTGTTGTTCAGCAAAGCGCCGGACGATTCACTTTGATTCCGAGTCTCGATAAAAAGCTCATCCCGACGCTGTTCTCCGCCGTGCTTATGCTTTCGCCGGTCATGGCTTCGGCAATGCCGGTCGTGAATGCAGGATCAGCCGGAGCAGCCGACATTGCACCGAAAATTCCGGTAAGTAAGCCTTATCAGTTCCCGGATGCCATTGCGGCTCCCTCAGTTCCGCCGATGACCATTGCCGGGCAGATCACCCCCTCGATGGGGATGATTCCCGCGTTGAGTATCCCGGCTGATGTCAGAGCTTCCGTGGATACGGTCGGGACCGTCATGTTGCAGGAGGTCAGTGCCGCTCCGGTAATGCAGCCGGAACTGCATCCGCCTGAAAAGCTGGCAGCTGCAAGAACGAATCCGTTTGTGTCATCACCAGCAGGCCAGCAGGAAGGCCCCGATATGGTCAGCCTTCTGGAGGCACTGTTGAACAAGCTCGATGCGCTTTCGGAACGGCCGGTGGAGGTTTCCGTGGCCACGCATATCGATGGACGTCAGGTGGCCGAGGCGGTCTACAAGGACCTCCGGGAACGAAAAATCAGAAACTATGAAACCCTGTGAGGCAACCGATGAAAAGAGTGTTTATTTGCAGCCCCTTTGCCGGGGACATTGAAAGAAACGTTGAAGTGGCTAAAAAGCTGTGCCGCATGGCCATGGACCAAGGCTATGCGCCATTCGCACCGCACCTCTTGTATCCCCGTTTTGTCGATGACCAAGATCCGCAAGAGCGTTCCGCCGGTATCGACTGCGGACTCGCTTACATGGAGACCTGCTCTGAAGTCTGGGCGTTTATCGGAAACGGCATCTCCAAAGGGATGCGGCAGGAGCTGTCTCATGCCAGAGAGATCGGCAAGACGATCGTTGAAATCCACGAGGTTGAATGATGGCTTGGGACCGGCAACCGATAAAGGGATATCTGGTCGATGCCGATACCGGCGAGCGGCTGGAATTCCAATACAACCCCAACAATATCAGCGATGAAAAATCGACCAGCTATGCCGCCATCAAGATTCCCGGCATGAGCCACCCGCGCTATCAGTATGTGGCCGGTGAACCACGCCGGATCGTGTTCAAGATCGAATTGTTCAAAGGGCCGGTCAAACAGAAGGTCGACTGGCTGCGGTCTCTGCAATACCCGGAGCACGCTGGCAGCATGCTCAAGAACGCGCCGCACCGGGTCATTCTCATTTTCGGTGATCTCTATCCGGGCGTTACCTGCATTGTCAGACAGGTGAAGGCCCGCTTTTTCGGCCTTTTCGACCAGACCAATCTCGCTCCACAGCGGGCCGAGGTGGATATATCCCTCGAAGAATACGTCGATCAATCGGTCAACTGGTCGGAGGTGCGCTCATGATCGACAAGGATTCCAGATACGCAAAATGTCTCCGGTATAGAGACAGTGACGGTGATTCCCTTGGCATGCGCTTTCCGATCGATACATCCCCGCGATTCGATGACCGCTTTCATACCGTTACCGACGGTGACCGGCTGGATCTTCTGGCCCACAGGTATCTGGGAGAGGCAAAGCTCTGGTGGATCATCTGTGACTACAACGACATCTTCTTTCCCCTTGAACTGACGCCGGGCACGGTGCTTCGCATCCCTTCCATGGACCACGTCAGCATGCACATTCTCGACTGAGCTCCGACACTCCAGCGGCTCTTCCGGTATGTAAGCAGTGAACTGCGAACAGCCGGAGACGTGCATGGAACTCGATACATTCAAACCGACATTTCTGATTCAGATAGAGGGCAAATCGCTCTCCAAGGATATCACTCAGGAAATCACTTCATTTGTTTTTACCGACAATGAAGAGGAACTGGATGTTCTCGAGCTGTCCATCACCAACCGCAACCTGCAGTTTGTGGACGATCCGCTTTTTCAGGAAGGCAACGAGATCATTGCTCGGTTCGGTTATGTGGGCAATCTCTCGCCACGCAAGAAGGCCGTCATCAAGGATATCGATTACGACTTTCCTGAAAACGGCGACCCCACCATCCGCATCAAAGCCTATGACAAAGGCTTCAAGCTGGCCGGAAAAGAAAACCAGAAGGTCTGGCAGAAACCCGCTCCGGGCATTCTCTATTCCGAAATTGCCGAGCAGATCGCTTCGGCCAATAGCCTCAAGCCGGTCGTGACGGCCACCAAAGGCCATCATCTTCGCGTAACCCAGAGCAATCAGTCCGATGCCGTCTTCCTCAAAGAGCTGGCCGCAAAGGCCCGTGACCGGGATGGTCAGGGTGTCAGCGGCTACTCTTTTTTTATTCAGGACGATGAGCTCCATTTCCATCCACGGGAGCTGGAACAGGCTCCGCTTTTGACGTTGGAATATTTCACCGACCAAAAAGGCGTTCTGCGCTCTTTCAGGCCATCGACCCAATCACAGGGAGCCAAAGGTGCCGGTGTCGAAACCAAATCAGTCGGTGTCGATCCCCGCAAAAAGGATGTGGTGGAGCACAAAGCCAACAACGACACGACTCCCGAACGGACCTCGCTGGGCAAGCAGACTTATCTGGTGGATGGCAACACAGGTGAAGGCAGCTTCAAAGAACAGGAGACCGGTCAGGTCGTTCCTGCTTATGAACGTTCCGAAGCCTTCCATGAAGAACCGGCACAGGAGCCTGCTCAGGATACAGCCGAAGGCAAATTCAGGGAGGCCGAACTCAAACAGGTGGAAGCTACCGCCGTCACCATCGGCATTCCGTCTCTCCGTGCCAAAAAGAACCTCGAAGTGAAAGGCGTGGGCCGGAAGTTTTCCGGCATTTACTACTGCCACTCGGTTCGCCACAGCATCGGCTCATCCGGCTATTCCTGTGAAATCAAACTTAAAAAGAACGCCCTTGGCAAAGGTGCTGGCGATAAGTCTGCCCAGAGCAAGGGAAAACCAAACGATAAAGAAGCACCGGCAACCCCGCAGAACGAGCCACCGGCCATGGTGACCATCAACGCGGATTCCGGTGCTGTTTCTTAGGAGGAACCATGGGAGATCTGAGTAAAAATTTCAGCCGTTCCGAATTTGCCTGCAAAGGAACCAACTGCTGCGGGCATTCGGCTCCGGTGCAGTCTGAACTGATATCGGCGCTTCAGGCTCTGCGCGATCAACTGAACCTGCCACTGAGCATTACCAGCGGTTTTCGCTGCAACCGGCACAATGAATCTGTTGGCGGTGCCGCCCAGAGTTTTCACACCTTGGGAATGGCTGCCGATGTCGCCTGCCCGGATGGACTGACAGCCGAAGACCTGGCTCAGGCGGCGGAAACTATACCTGCCTTTAAACAAGGTGGCATTGGAATCTATCCGTCATGGGTCCATCTCGATGTCCGGACAACCGGGAAAGCGAGGTGGCGTAATGACTGAGTTTCAGAAAACCGTCACCGTCGGCTCAGGAATCGGACTGAACGGGCCTTTGCAGTTTGAACTGCTGCCCAATGGCCGCAGCGCCCGTCTGATCAAAGATTACAAGGTCAGGATCGCTGGCATCCGCACCATTACCGTGCCTGCCGGATTTGAAACGGATTTTGCCTCTGTGCCTCGTCTGTTCTGGCGGATTGTGCCGCCATGGGGACGCTATTCACCGGCTGCCGTTGTGCATGACTTTCTCTATCACACCGGACTGGTGATCCGAGTTGAAGCCGACCGCATATTTCTCGAGCTGATGACCAAGCTCGGTGTTCCGGCATGGAAACGCCGAATGATGTATTGGGCCGTCCGCGTGGGTGGCTGGATGGCTTGGAATAACAGCCGCCGGAGGGAAAGCAACCATGCTTGAAACCTCCGACAAACAAACCGAAGAACGCTATCGCAATCGCTGGTACGGCAAGTACCGGGCTTTTGTCCGAGACAACAACGACCCGGAACGGCTCGGAAGGGTTCGGCTCGAAATCCCCGCTGTGCTGGGTACGGGCCGTGAAAACTGGTCGGACTGGGCTTCTCCCTGTTTTCCCTATGGCGGCAATGATGATTGCGGGATGTTCCTCGTGCCTGAAGAAGGCGCTTCGGTTTGGGCCGAGTTTGAAGGCGGCATTGTTCAATATCCGATCTGGACCGGAGTCTGGCTCGCGGGAAGTAATCCCGGCGAGCAGCCGGAAGAGTCCAAGCGCACCTGCGGCAACGCCTTCTGCCATGACTGCGAGGACAAGCTGGAGCACCAAAGCAATCCCCACGACAATCTCGAACACCAAAAATATCACGGCCACCCGGAATACTACTGCCCGCGTTTCAAGGTACTGATGAAGACCGAAACCGGGCACACCATTCTGGCCGATGACCGTGACGGTGATGAACTGATGCGCCTGATAGACCGGGCCGGTCAGATCCTCACCATGGAAGCCAAGGTCAAACCGGAAATGCAGAGCGGCAATGCCCTGAGACGCGGGACCAAGGATGCCGAGAAAGGCGACCAGCTCGATATCGCATCACAGATTGTCGGATCGAAAGCGAAAGTTCAGCTTACCGACCTCTGCCGTCAACAGGTGATTCTGGAGGCATGGCAGGACAAGGAAAAGATTCACATTCTCTCCTGCGACAAGGGCCGTTCCCGCTGGCAGAAAATTCTGATCGATACCACCAAAGGCCGGGAAAAGGTTCATATCTGGGGCCTTAACGGCACACAAGAAATTCTGATCGACTCCACCAAGGGCGCTGAACAGATCCGCTTAACTGACAAGGCCGGACAGGTGGTCAGGATGAACGCGGCTCCGGGAACGGAAAGCATCAGCGCAACCGACAAGGCGGGAAGCCTCATTTTCATGGATGGTGTCATCGGCAACATCATCATCAAATCTACAAACCAAGTATTGATTAACACATAAGGGAACGTTGCATGAGTGATTCAAATCAACCCGGTCTGACTGCATCGGAAGAGATGCTCGCCAGAACCTTCGACACATGGCGTAAGGAATTTCGAGGGATTCTGGAAAACCACCGACGTGAAATACAGGACCGGCTGGAGAAGATCGAACGGGAAATCGAAAAGAAATCTGACAAGGAGAACGTCGAGGTGTTGGTTCGCGGCATCAATTCAGACCTGCACCGCCACGCCGAGGAAATTGACCGGCTTCACACCCGGGTCAGTGAAAAGGTGGGGACGGAGACCATGTGGAAAATTGTCGGGCTGACACTGGGAGTCGGCACCGCTGTCGGCGGGCTGATCAGCTATCTGATCAATTTAACCTTGAGGCTTAAACCATGAGCGGACCACAGGCACGTCTCGGAGATGTCAGCAGCCACGGCGGTGTGATTATCACATCGGCCGTTCGAACCATGGTGAACGGCATTCCGGTGGCCCGCATGGGTGACCTGCACGTCTGTCCCATCCCCGGGCACGGCGTTACCCCCATAGTGACCGGAAGCATGACCACCATTACCGAAGGCAGCCCCAACGCCAGAATCGGTGACATAACCGCCTGCGGTGCGGTGATTGTGGCGGGCAGCCCGAACACCATCGACAATTGAGGAGTTTTGAATGCCGGAAGAATCAACCATACCGACACATCCATACTGGGACGTTTTTCCAAAACTGGTGCGCGTTTCGACCTCCGAATGGCCGCAAACCATTCCGCTTTCGATTCGGGGCTCGGTCGAGTCACCGGTGTTTGAATCGTCCAACAATGATGTCGTCGTGGTGGATGAAGCGGGAAACGTGATCTGCGGTATGCAGCCCGGCGCTGCCGTTGTCATGGTCTGGCATTCAGATGATCGTTTGAGTGTTCGCCATGTTCAGGTTGAAGTGTACGGCACGCCAATGGGCGGAGGAGAAATGCCCTCATGACCGAACAACTCGACATCCCGGCTTATTGGGAGATCTATCCTCAGAGCGTCCGCCTCTCGCTATCCTATTTCGAGCAGCGCATCCCGCTCTCTGTTCGTGGCAGTGGTTTGAACCCGCAGTTCATTTCATCCAATCCGGCCGTGGCCTATGTGGATGATGAGGGTTTTCTGATTAGCGGAATGCAGATTGGCAACGCCATGATCATGGCCTGGGATTCCGATGCCCGGCAAAGCCTGCGTCATTTGAATGTCGAGGTCCGAGATCCCTCGTGGTTCGCCAACCATCCCGACTTTCTGCTCGATCTGGGCACCAGCGTTCATCTTGTCGGCTCTGTAGTGGATGCCCTCAATGCCCGGCCGCTTGCTGGCGTTTTGGTAACCATACGTCGCAGTGAGGAGGGTCCGATTGTGGCGCAGCAGATCACCGATGCGTCCGGGCAGTATGAAATGGAGCTGTTCGAAGGACTCTATGTCTATGAGGCCAGCACGCCCAACTATATCGACGCTCATGGCCTGCTGAACGTCCTCGAATCCGGAAGCTCCGGCCAGAACATTGTGCTCTCTCCGGAACTTAACGGACAGGTGGCCCGCATCGTTTTGCAGTGGGGACTCAATCCCCGGGATCTCGATTCTCATCTGCGTGGACCCCGTCCGGGTGGCGGCACATTTCATGTCTATTACTCGACGGATTATGTGCATGATTGTGGCGAATTGGATGTGGATGACACCTCATCTTATGGGCCGGAGACCATCACCATGCATCGGCTGGTGGCCGGAACCTATCGCTACAGTGTTCACGACTACACCAACCGGAACTCGAGCACCAGCACGGGGCTGGCCGGATCGGGCGCGACCGTGAAAGTGTTTTATTACGACGGCCGGGAATACACCTTCAATGTACCCAACCAACCCGGGACCGTCTGGAATGTATTTGAAATCAACGGAACCACCGGAGCGATCACCGCCCTCAACCAGATGGAGTTTGAGTCGAATCCGGGCAGCGTAGGAATTTAGGAGAACACTCATGGTATCCATAGAAGAACCTCTGGCCGGAGCCGTGGTCGAACAGACCGATTCCGGAGAAAACCATTTCATTCTCAGAGATATGGCTATCCAGCTTGCGGGCATCAAAACAGAAATCGCAGGTATGAAGGCCATTATCGAAGCTTCTCACAATGCATCGGAAGCATTGAAACAGCAGGCACAGGAGGCGCTGGAAGCACACATACAGAACACACAGGATTATATGGATCAGGTCACGACTGAACCGCCCCCGGATTTCTATCCCTTTGTGTCGCTTCCCGAAGGATGCCAAGTGAAAGACCTGCCGGACGGCAATCGTCTGTTTACCCTGTCTGACGGCATGATCCTCAAAACCAACGATGATCACACCATATCGGTCATTGTCGATGGCGAGCCACATGTCGTTACTCCCGGACCGGCAACCTCTGTGGAGGTCAGTCCCGGCCGCATCTATGAACTGGTGCCCGAATGGATTGAGACTACGCTGGAACAGGCCGGAATCGAGGGGCTCCCGATCTCAGCCCAAGTGGATCAACTGACCGAACATCGGTTCAGCGTCGAGTTTGCCCCTTACAGGCTGCTGCTCGACCAGCAGATGAAAACGCTGTCCGTCATCAATCCCTCCGGCAGCATCAATATCCTCGGCATTGCCCGAATTGAAGGTGTCGGAGAGGCCATCACCGTCCGCATTCTGTCCGATGGAGCCAAAGGCTTCTCCTGCGAGAACAGTGGTCATGGCGGCCTGATCGAAAGTGGCGGCACCATACATCTATCCATGAAAAATGGCCCCAGTTTGATTATTCGTTTCCCGGGTGACGGCTCGGGTGAAAATGACGGTTCCATCGCCTGTCAGGGGCTCTGCAACCTTGAATGTGAGGAGCGTGATCTATGAACTACGATTTTCTCGGTACGGGGCTGAAATTCCCTTTGAACTTTCAATCCATATCCGGCGGAGCCGAAGTATCCACATCGACCTCACGGGAGCATGAACATATCCGGGAAAGCATCATTCAGATCCTCGGGACAAGACCCGGCGAGCGCTTTATGAATCCGGAATTCGGCTCGAAACTGAAAGATCTGGTGTTCGAGCAGAATGATGAAGTGCTCAAGGGGCTCATCCGGCATCATGTCATCGACGCGATCCGCCGCTGGGAAAAGCGAGTCGTCATCACAGACGTGTCGTTTGACGATTCCGCCCGCAACAAAGACATCAACCAACTGCCTGTCATCATTTCTTATCGGGTCATCCAGTCTCAGGTCGAAGGAAACCTCGTTTACCCGTTCTTCCGGGAACTTCCTTAGACCTCCGACACTTCCAGACTGCTTCCGGTAAGTAATCGGCGTGTGCGGAGTTTATCGCTCCGCTTAAAAAACGACGAACGAACCGGAGGCACAATGGGCCGCGCAAGCATTGAATATATCAACAAGGATTATGAATCGATCCGGCAGGAACTGCTGGCCAAAGTGCCGCAGTTGACAGACCGCTGGACCGACTTCAATCACTCCGACCTTGGAGTCGTTCTACTGGAACTGTTCTGTGGTGTCGGTGACATGCTGGCTTATTACCTCGATGCGCAGGCTGCCGAGGCATTTCTGCCCACAGCCCGCCAGCGTCAGAACGTGATCAACCTCTGCAAGCTCATCGGCTATCAACTGGATACGCCAGTCTCTTCCACGACAACCATCCGTTTTTCACTGGCTGCTCCACTCGATGCTGATCTGCCGATTTCGGCCGGAACTCAGTGCCGGGCACTGCTCGAGGATGGCAAGGCCGACTTTGAAACGGTGGAGGATGCCTTCATTCCCCGTGGGGAACTCTCGGTGGACATTTACGCCCGTCAGGGAATCCGCAAATCCGAGGAGCTGGAAGCCACTGGAAAGCCGTGGCAGCGTTTTCACTTGAGTGGTGTCTCCATCGCGCAGGCAACCATCCGTGTTCTTATCGATCATGATACCTGGAGTGAGGTCCGCCATTTTCAGGAAAGCGATGGCGACAGCCTTCACTTCATGGCCGACACGGATGCCTTGGATATTACCTCCATTCTCTTTGGCAACGGCCAATCCGGAGCGGTTCCCGCTACCGGAAAAACCATTTCCGTGAGCTGGCTCGAAAGCCTCGGAGCCAAGGGAAATGTCGGGCCGGGCCGCATCACGCAACTTCTATCAGCCATCTATCACGACGGTGCTCAAATCCCATTGACCATCTCCAATCCGGTGGCTGCTACCGGCGGCTCATCCCGGGAGACCATTCAACATGCCCGTAATCAGGCTCCGGCAGAACTGCGCAGTCTCTGGAAGGCGGTAACACTTCAGGACTACAAGGCGCTTGCCGAGGGTTATCCCGGTGTCGCCAAGGCCAAGGTGCTCGACACCAACGACTGCCATAACATCCGTTATTACAACGTCCATCTGGCCATTGCGCCCAATGGTGGCGGTATGCCGTCCGGGCTTCTCAAGCGTGATCTGGCTGACTATCTGGAACGCCGCAAGGTGATCACCGTTGAGGTGAAGTTGTTCGACCCGGTGTACCGGCCCATCCATATCGATTGTGAAGTCTATGCATGGCCGGGCGAAGCCCTGGAAAATGTGCGCAGTCGAATCGAATCGGCTCTGGCGGATTTCTTCGGTTTCGATCAGGTGAACTTCGGACAGACCATCCATTCTTCCGATCTCATTGCCCTGATCGATGGTGTTCGGGGAGTCAGTCACATTCATCTCTATACGCCCCAGCTGGACGTGGAACTCGGGCGTGGTGAAATACCGGTTCTCGGCACGGTCAATCTCGACATGCGGAGGGCTGAATAGTGGCGGACTGGTTCCAGAACAATCTCATCGATCTCCTGCCGCCGCTGTATGAGCACAAGGATGAATGTGGCGACCTTCGCTCTTTGCTTTCACTCCCGGCAGGTACGCTGGATGAGATCAAAGAGGCTATCGATAGATTCCCCGACATCTTTGATGTGGAGCGTTGTGACGAGCGCTTCCTGCCCTTGCTGGCGTATCTGGTCGGCCATCGCTATGACGGCACGGACACGCCGGAAAACCAGCGTCGTCTGATTCGTGAAGCTGTCGAGATATACCGACGCAAAGGAACCATTCCGGCCATCGATCGCAGCCTTGCCTCGATTGGCTGGGAGGGCCAGATCGAAGAAACCTTCCGCAGCGCCCTCCGTTTGAATTCCCGTTCCCGTTTGAGCTCGGCAAAACTCCCGGGCAATGTGTTCAGCCTTGGAGTGTATCGGGTTCACAGTCTCAACCTGGCTGAAGGTGTACGGGATGCATTGTCTTTCCATCACCCGGCTGGCACCCGTGCCTTTTTCCTGCAGTGGCTGGCCACCTTTCTGGAGATTGGGTCTGATCTGGAATTTCAGAATGCCGCCCATGTCCGCAGTGTGGTTCTGGCATTTCTCGATGAAACTTTCGTGCTGGGAAGGAGCCGTCTCGGCTCCTGTCGCCATCTGACCAACAAGCAGCGGATATACGACTACCTGCAGCTGACCAGTACGGTGGAGATGGTTCCGGAAATCGACCGGGCCGCCAACAAGGTCTCCCGTTTTCATGGCCGTCAAAACAGGATGCGCCTCAATCACAGACCGCTCAACGAAAGACGACTGGTGAACACTTCCATCCGCGAGGACAGGCTGTCCTTCTGTAATCCGATCTATACCGGCCGGGACTATCTCACCGATATTGTCGAATCCGGTTTCAACCTCTCGGCTGACCATATCAACCGCCGCAAACTGTCGTTTGCCGATGCGGAAACCCTTTACTGCTTCCGACAGAAAGACCTCTTTTCAATTCTGCATGCAGAGGCTTCGGAAGCCCTGCAGAACAGACAGACCTTCGGCTTAAACATCGAAGCGAGAAACCGGCAATGTTTCCAGCTGGGCCGCTCACCGCTCAATGGGAATGTAGTTATCAACGCGATTCAGGGTGGACACAGCAGTGCGCTGCTGGTTGCCGCCGCCGGATGCAAAGCCAGTGTCACCGAAGCATCCGATCTGATCAACCGCTGGCGTCGGAGAGGGCCTGTATTCAAGCTCAACGCGAATGTCCTCAACAACCGGACTTTGACCAATGCGAACCTCACCGGAGAACGGGCATCGCTTGAAGTCTATGTGGATACAGGTTCTCTCCAACGCCCACGGATCGTGCCTTTGAGCCTGAACCAACGCGCCCTCAACACGACATCTTTACGCCTCTCCGTGGATCGGACCCGACCGCTCCGCATCGGACGGATGAAACTCAATCAGGCGGGTTTCCGGTTCACCGAACCGTCCTATCGCTGGCTGTTCCGTCAGCAGGATTTCAGCGAGGCGCAGGAAGCCGCGACAGAGAGCGCCGTGAACAAATATCAAGTAACCCAATGGCCTGTTTAAGGAGAGATTATGGCAATTCACTTATACCTCGATGAGCAGTTGACCCAGCAGATTTCGGAAGGCGACTTCAGCAATCCGGATGCGGACAACTACAACGGCACGGATGGCGAGATCAAAGACCGGCAGATTTTCGTGGCCAATGAACAGACCACGCTTGCCGCACCGATTGATGACATCCAGGCCGACATAGAACTGACTGAACCCCGTTTTGCCGATGCGGAATACATCGTGGTCGGCACCGAGCAGATGCAGATCATTTCCGGCGGCGGAACTACAAATCTGACCGTAAGACGCGCCGTGGCCAACACCGTGGCAGCATCCCACGCGGCCGATGCGCCGGTCTATTCCGGGTACGACTATACAGGGCTGGTGGTGGACCCGATCGACGAGTTCGAAACCGATGAATCGGTCTGGTACAAGCTCGCGCTCACGCAGGCCGAACTCGATACCGCCACCCAAAGCGCTCCGCTCAATCTCGGAGCCAAGGCCCACAACCAGACCATCTCTTTCTGGCGTCGCTGCACGGTGCTTTCGGGCACACCCGTCCAGAACAAGATCGACATCAAGCTGCGCCTCACCGGAACAGAGAACCCCGTTTTATAAGGAGTGAAACATGGCTTATCAAAGTATTCAGGGAACCGCCAGCGGCCGATTAGACCTGCTGAACAAGATCAAAGATTTTCTGGTGACAACCGTCGGCTGGACATTGCATGACGATCAGTCCGCCGATGCCCGTCCGTACTATGTATTCAAATCAACCGGGGAATCCGGCGCGGAAGATATCTATCTGCGCTTCCAGATCGGACAGAGCTCCGGCCGCATTGAAGTGGCCGCTTTCCAATACTGGGACAACACCACCCAGACCGGTACAGGCGAAGCGTTCTACAACTCGTACACCTATCTTCGGGCTGAGGACACCGCCGATTTTATTTACTGGCTGTATGCCGACCTCGATCATGTATTCGTCGTCAGCAAGATTGTCTCGACCTACTACGGCCATTACAGCGGTTCCATCAAACGGTTCTGGTCATCGGCGATTGCCATCACTCAGACCGCAATTGTCAACGGCAGCGCCGTGGTGGCACAGGTCAACGATGCATCGATCTTCACACCCGATCAGCATTACATCATCAAAGACAACGCCAATATCGAGCGGGTCAAAATTACTGCCATCGATACGGTTGCCACGCCCAATACCGTGACCATCGAAACACTCGTCAGCGATTATGCGGCCGGGGCAAAAATCGGCGAGGACCCTCAGCCGGTCATCACCGGTTACTACAACATGCCAAGCACCTTTTACGCCGTGAACAAGTTCGACGGCTGGACTTCCGCCAGCGGACAGCGCGGCCGTTGCGGTGCTGCCCACGGCAACCTGCAAAGCGATACCGACCCGGAACGACGCTACGACACCACCATTCTTTTCCCATGGCTGGTCAGCATGAACGGCGCTGACAGTTATCAGGAGCTGCGCGGGGAACTCATCGAAATCTATGCCACCGGCGGAGCCAACGTGGCCTCCGAGGATACCGTCGAAATCGGCGCGGATTCCTACCGGGTATTCAACCTCTCCGGCGGCGGCTGGTGTGCGATTAAGGAGTAAGGCTTATGGCTGCTGTTAAAGGACAAATCAAACCCACAACCCAAGTGAAAGGTCGGCGCATTCCGCAACCGCTGGCCAATCTCAACAAGGGAATGGCTTTCAAAATGACCGGGAGGATTCGCCGTGGCCGTGCATAAGGGAGCAATCATCATACCGGCCGTTATCCGGGGCACTCGCAGACCCGAATTTCAGGTCAACCTGCCGCCTGTGCAGGGTGCCTATTTCGACCTGTTCGGCCCCCGGGATCAAAGGCGCACCATTGTGATTCAGGCGGATGCCTCTGTCAGGACTTCAAACCAGCGCTCAATGGTGGCCGACAGTCAGGCCATTGTGGCGGGCAATATCGAGCGGAATTCCGATACCTGGCTGATCATTCCGCAGGCATTTGAACAGCTGGCTTTTGCCGCCGTCCGGGTGACGCATCCCCGGGAGGCAATGCTGGATACAGCGCTCAGGATCAGCGGCTATCGGGCTTTGACAGCCGATACCGCCCAGCATCTGGCGCAGCAGTTTGGCCGTTCCGCCGACGCGGGGCTGACCATTTTCAATGTGATTATCAACGAAGAACACGAGATTCAAACATAAGGAGAAGACCATGGCATTGGGACTCATAGTCAAATCAGGCCGTGTATTGACGGCAAAGCTCCTGATGGGACAGGCAGTGGAAGGCATAACCCACTGCGCCATCGGGGATGGAGATGAAACATTCACCGAACCGCAGAATCCGCCTGCGCCGGATATCGAACAGACGGCCCTCAAAAACGAGCGGGCCAGAAAGCGGTTCTACAAACGGACCTTCCTCAAGGAGGACGCCGAAGGTGCGTTGGTGGTCAACGGTGTCCGCTATCTGGAAACCGGAGAAGAGACCAACACCATCGGCATCTTCTTTCGTTTTGATGAGGCCGAAGCCAACGGCATCACCATCCGCGAATACGGCTTTTTCGGCGGCGACGTCGAATATGTGGCCAGCGTGAGCGGTGATTTGGCCATGGGCGGGGTGTTCCATCAGGACACCAACCCCGTCGGAGAGGTGCTGCGCCCGGGCTACCTGTACGAAGTGAAGAACATTCCAGATTTCAACAAGATTTCCGATACCCGCGTGGAGCTGGTCGGGATCATCAAAATATAACCGGAGGTAAAAGAGATGAGTATTTCAAGAGATACATTCGATCCCGCCAAGAACTACAAACGAATCCGCTATCATCAGGACCGGGATCTGCTTGATTCGGAACTGAACGAACAGCAGGAACTGATCAACCTCGAGCGCCGCAAGATTGCCGATATCCTTTTCAAGGAGGGATCGATTCTGAGCGGACTCGATGTCACGGTTCAGGACAACGTGCTCACGCTGACGCCGGGCATGGTCTATATCGACGGCCATGTGGAAGCGGTCGCCGGAGCTACCTTGACCTATGACCCCGCCACCACCAGTGGGGCGGACTATGTCTATGCCGAGCTGCTCAAATACAATTACGGCTACACGCAGGACCCGTCGTTGATCAACCCGGCCACCGGCGAACCCACCGCCGAGCGTGAGAAATGGGTGCTGGCCCTGAAGACCACCGACACCACCGGCCTGACGCTTCCCAACAACGTGACCGAGCGCAAGGTGGTGCCCGTTTACAAATTCGACCGGGAGACCGGGGATGTCACGGCAACGGTGCAGGAAAAATCCAATCTGTATCTGCGCGACCTGCTGGGCACGCTTCCCGGCAGCCGGATTACGGTTTCCTCCATTACCGAAGACCAGCTCTCCTTTGCCGCTGCCGAAGGTCTTAATTCGCTGTTGCAGAACCTTGCCGAGCGGACCTTCGATCAGGCGGGCAGCTATCTGGTCAGCGGCTTCGACAGCTTTATCGGCTCGGTGGATGATACCGATGTCGAGGTGATCACCAACGCGGGGCGGGCTTACATTCAGGGCTTCCGTCATCAGAGGGATCTGCCCACCTCCACGCTGGTTCCCAAGTCGGTGGCCATCAAGTCGGTGCGCGGTGAACAGAAAACCTACAACATCAGCCAGCGCCGTTACCCGGTCAACTCCACGCCGCTCAAAGAAACCACGCAGGTGGAAGCCATTGTGGAGATGACCGCCAATGTGACTCGTGGCTCAGTCGGCGGTGGCGAGGATCTACTCGATCCCAATCCGGTCGTGGATATTCTGGAAGTCAGTCAGGGTGCCACTATTTTCCAGGAAGGCATCGACTGGCAGCAGTCCGGCAACCATGTGGACTGGATCGGCTCCGGCAATGAACCGGCCATCGGAACCACCTATACCGTGCGCTGGACCTACACCAAGCAGATGATCAAGGGGACGGACTATGTGGACGGGGGCTGGTTCGGCGAGTCCGGTCATCCGGCGGCCGAGGAATATTTCTACCTGGTCACGGCGCTGAGCGCCTCCGGGGAGACCGAATACGACTCTGCGGAGGTGATCTCCAGAGACACCTTGGCGGGAGAGATCAACAAGATCACATGGCTCCCCGTGAACGGAGCTACGGGATACCGCATCTACCGCGGCACGCAGAACACCGGTCGCGCTGATTTTCAACGGCTCAAGGAGGTCGCGGCGGGCGTCACCACCTATATGGATGACGGTGTGGACGAGATAGCAGGCGGCAATCCACCTGCGTCCAACA